GATTTAATACAAAATCAATAGAGGACGAATGCTGTGAATAAAGACAATGCTTCAGAGGTGTATGTTTACAGAGTCGTTTTTGTGGACCCCGAAAATAAAAAGTCAATAGACCATTTGCGCGGAATGGCAATTCAAAACAACAAAAATGTTGTTACTTTTAAAGCATTATCAAAAAGAAACGGAAACAATAGAAGGAAAGTTATTTCCCCGGAATCTGGGGGAATGCAATTCAAGGCAAATGTTGGAAGACAGATAGGGCGCTCAATTATTAGCACCATAGTTCCCGGGGACATGAGTCCAATTCGCTCTCCGGTTAGGTCTGCATTTTGGAGAGCGGTGACACCTGGTTTTGGCGGTGGCAGGCGTGGTGGTTCTCTTCCTGGAGAAAATCGTGGTTATAGGTGCCCAGAGGGTTATCAGTATGGAGGAAGATTTACCGATAACAGACTATCCACGTGTGGTGCTCAGTTGTTTGATATCCCCTCTGTGCTCGGTGCAGCTTTGCGAGCAATCAGAAACGCGATTGCCCCAACATCAAGAACAACCGGAACACCAATAACTGGTATTAGGGGTGATAGCAACATAATTGTTAGTAGGGCACCGGTCATACCAAAAGTTGCAACCGACAACAAACAAGAGGTATCTAGGGTTGTTCCTGATTTGACCAAACAAATAGGAAAATTCAATAAATCTTCGAATGAAAAAGCGAGAAGAATGGTTAGAAGAGATGGTTTTGTTCTTGAGCCAGTTGTTCCCAATAAAGTTCTTCGTGCAATTCCAGACAACAGAGACATGGAGGGCGCGACCATGTTGATGTCAACGCTTTCTCCCTCTGATGTGGGCGGCGAAGAACTGGGACTTCTTTCCAATACGGGAATAAGGTCTTTGATTTATGTTTTGCCGGGCGGTTCAACTTTGACCCTAGAAAAAGCAAGAAAACTTTCGGTTGGCGAAAGAAGAAAATTGGGAAGAGTTGTAAATTCTGCTGCCGAAATAGATAATGATGATGACCCCGCAAAAAGATTACAATTTGTTGCTTCTGAAATAGGACCAGGACTCTCATATTCAGAAAATTTTGTTGGCATCAAAAATCCGAACGAAAGAATAGGCAAAGACTTGGCTTGGGTAAAGTCACTATTTAAAAACAGAAAACTTGTCAAGCCAGAAATGACACCAACGGAAAGAGAAACTATTTCTTTTGCCGCAAAGGGGAAATTAATAAAAAATGTCGAATACGCGCTCCAACACATATCATCAGGGGGAAATATTTCCGATGTTCACTCATCGATAATTGCAGAGGTGATAAAACGGTCTTCGAATATTTCAAAGCGAGAACTTCAGGGTGGAATAACCGCCATAGATGTAAACGGGAAAGGATATCTTGTTTATAATCAGCCCAAAAAATTTCAGCATATTGCCGAAAGATTCGCCTCAGATGTTCAGCAACACCTTGGACTTGAATCACCAGATGTATTATTTGCTGGCAAACAAGGAAACGCGAGAAGTTACATACGGGAAGACATATCTTCTGTTATTCCTGGTGGTGTGTTTAATCCACAAAAAACATTTAATGAGTTGGACATGCACGATGTTGCGCGAATGATGGTTGCTGATTTCTTGACCGACCAAAGGGAGCGACCAAATACATCCATATATGCAGTTGACACAAATGAGGGAACAAGGTCAGTTCTTGCGCAGAACACAACTTCGGGATTGGTTGATTTGTCAAAATTGGAAATAACAAAAAGAATGAAAATGAGGCTTGGGGAGTACTACGATTCTGAGCTCATTCCTTCTTATTCTGATTATTATCAGAAACTAAGAGCGGAACAAAGAATTCTATTTATAAAACTAATTTCACAAATGATAAACAGGGCCAGAAGCTTTAATCCAAGAAAGTTTAACGACAATATGAACAACTACGGATTATCCGAGGGTGAAAAAATACACATTAATATAATTACAAAACTTTTTGACCAAAGAATTGAATTCTTGTCATCCGAAAAACAATCCATCAGACAATTTTTGTCAGCGAGGAAAGAACAATGAAAGAACAAAACGAAGTATCCATAATCAAGGATGTATTCACAAACACTCCTCACGTTATAGCCGTACTCTCTAACGAAACAATCAAAATGAGAGCAGTAACTGAGTATGGAAAATCTATCATAAATGAATATAAATTGCAAGATGGATACACAACCGCTTCTATTCCGGATGGATTTATTAAGACGGATTTCAAAAAATTGACACCGAATATGGAAAAAATGTTTTCTGCTGTGTTTAATGAAATCGGATGGAATCCACAAAAAGTTAATGAACTTACAACAAAAGCCATAAATTATCAAAAATCAAAATCGTTTATGTCGAGAAATTTAAACGCTCCTAAATCAGACTCTTCCAAGAGCCCATCAAGTCGGTCTTTGTTTAAGTTCAAAAACAAGATAAACAAGATAAATATTGTAAATTACAAAGCAAAAATATTTAAAGACAATTCCAAAACAAGCAGCTTGATTGAAAAAATTAAATCTAGCGAACTGGCATTTGATTCGATAAATAACACCATTGTTGGCAAAAATATTAATTCTCTTGCTCAAAATAAACTTGAATCGATAATTCAAGACTCCAAAAACGCTCGATTACTAAAACGTAATTTTGGTGAAAAAAATGCAGATTTTGCAAGTATGACGAAAAATCACAATCGTCGAACAATCAGGCGAGCGATGAAAATATCTGACGATTTACTATTTGACGAACCAGAACAAAAAGAACTTTCTGGATTTCAAAAATTTAGTGCAACAATAAAGTCAAAATTTAAAAGAAAAACTGGAAAGATAAAATGAAAAAAAAAGAATTAGTCAAGAAAGCTCAAGCGCTTAGAACCGCTAAAGAAATTGGCTGTAATGGGGCGCACAAAATGCCAGATGGAAACTGGATGCCATGTCAATCTCATGATGAACTAATTCGAATATCAGACATTGCCGAAACGCAAAAATGGAGAAGTGTCGTTCCGGGTGGTTCAAAAAAAGCTTTACGCCAAGTTGGCAAAAAAAAGAAAAAGAAAAAAAGACAGGATTCTTGGTCAATAATAAAGGAAAGAAGTAACAAGGAGTGGGAAGACCTTGGCGAAGGTTTCATATATGGATTTGATTCCCTTCCTGGCGGAGGAATTATCTCTGGGGATTTATTTGCCGGAAAAGCTGCAAGCGGCCCATGTTGGCCCGGGTATAAGCAGATTGGGATGAAAAAGGGGAAGGGCGGGAAAATGGTCCCCAACTGTGTCCCCATAGATGCAAAATCTCTGGAAGATGAGTGCTGTCCAGAGGAAAAAGAAGAAAAAGGTGCAGGTCCCTGCTGGCCTGGTTATAAGCAGATTGGCATGAAAAAGGGCAAAAACGGCAAGATGGTGCCAAATTGTGTTCCCATTAATGTCAAATCGGCAAAGGGTCCGGAGTATGTTCGCGACAATGACCCAGACGTATTCATCGACCCAGATTCGGCAAGAACCAGGGCTAGACAGCTTGGGTGTATAGGGATTAGTAGAAGAGTTAGCAAAACTGGTCGGTCGGTGTGGATGCCCTGTACAAATATGACGGATTATGCAAATCGAGCTGGAACCACTGCTCTGGGGAAAAGAAATATTGAAAAAAGAAGAAATGAAGAAACCAGAAGAGCAGTAAGAACAATTTTGAGAGCGAAAGATAAAGCAACACTCAGAAGAAAAATTTCACTATTTGAACAATTAAGAACAAAATAACTATTTACGCAATTTTGTTCACAAAATTAAATAGTTCCACTATTGAGTGTCAATAATCTGTTATTTTTGAATACAACTAGCTGGGTGCTACTCCTGAGCGAGTGCAATGAAAACTTCAATCAATTTCCAACAGGAGAAAAAATATGTCGCAAGACAATGCAAGAGTCGAAGAGCTTCAAACAGCTCTCCGCCAGAAGATGTCCGAAAACAAGGCCATCGCTGATTCATTCAAAGTTGAAGACGGCACCGTCGTTGTTTCAACAGAGCAAAAGACCGCATTCGACAAGAACATGCGCGATATCAAAGAAATCAAGTCGCTCATCTCTGACCTCGAGTCGATGAAAGAAGTAGCCGCTTGGGGCTCAGAGCAGACAACAACAAGTGTCGCAGCAGAGCATGCTGCAGCATCTGCTGATGTCGCTCAGCTTTCTTCGCGTGAGCTCAAGACAATCGGTGAAATGTTCACAGACTCGCCGGAGTTTAAGGCACTCAATAATGGCCGCAATGGCGCCAACATGTCTTCTCCGTGGCAGGTCAAAGCCTCACTCACTGGCTTGTACAGCGTGAAGGATATCTTCACCACAATGCCAACAGTCGGCAACCTTCAGAACGGTCCACATCGCGGCAGCGGCCTCGGTGACTTTGGCTCGATTCAGCGCGATGCGATGGTCACCCCACCGCAGCGCACGAAGCGCGTCCGTGACCTCTTCCCGGTTCGTCGTACAACGGCTGCCGTGATTGAGTACTTCCGTCAGATTGGTTTCACTTCACTTGAAGCCCCTGGCGTGGACCACTCAAGCGGAGTTACTTACTCGACGAACAATGCAGCCTCAACGGTTGCTGAGCGTTCGGGTAATGTCTTCGGTTTGAAGCCACAATCGTCGTTCAAGTTTGTTGGTGAGCAAGCTCCGGTTCGCACAATGGCGCACTGGGAAGCTGCACACAGAAACGTCCTTGCCGATGAGCCGCAGTTGCGTTCAATCATCGACAACGAGCTGATGTACGGCTTGCGCTTGCTTGAGGACAATCAAATCCTCAACGGCAACGGCACCGGCGAGAACCTGCTGGGCGTTCTGAATACGCCAAGCATCCAGGAATATGCCTGGTCGGATGGTGAAGCCACTCCGGTTCCGGACACCAAGGCCGACGCACTGCGTCGCGCCGCGACCCTGTCCTTCTTGGCGTACTACGAGCCGTCTGGCGTCGTAATGCACCCGAACGACTGGGAAGACATTGAGCTGACGAAAGATGCAAACGGTCAGTACCTCCTCGCGGTGTCAATCGCCGCCGGTGGTGCACCGCGCGTCTGGAGAATGCCAATCGTTGACACACCGGCGATGCCAGAGGGCACGGCCCTTGTTGGTGCATTTGGCACAGCGGCTCAGCTGTACGACAGAGAGGAAGCCAGCATTCGCATCAGCGAACAGCATGCTGACTTCTTCATCCGCAACGCAATTGTGATTCTTGCCGAGCAGCGCCTTGCGCTGGCCGTCAAGCGCCCAGAGGCGTTCGTCAAAGTCGACCTCGATGAGGCACCAGAAGCCTGATTCGGAGTAGCCTGAGAGCTAAGCAATAAAGGATTTGCCCTCGGTTAGTAGGCGGAAACATCGCCGAAAGCCGAGGGCTGATTCTTTCTGTAGACATATATTCGATTGTGCGAGAATATATTGGCAGGTACATTGATGAAAGACCCAAATCAAAACGAAGATGATTTTATTGCCGAACTTGAGGCAATCGGGCAAGCAATTGAAATGGAAGCACTAATAGCAGATGCTGCCGAACAGTCATTTGTTGAATTGAAGCAAGATGAATTTCAACCAATTTATGATGAGTTTTACGGCTCACGTGTTGTTGGTAAGTTTGAATTCGTTGAACTTGAAGAAAAGTCGGCAGGCGGCAAGAAACTCAAAAATCCTAAAGGTGGCCTAACGGCAGCCGGAAGAGCCTATTTTAAGAGAACTGAAGGGGCAAATCTAAAACCTGGAGTAAAGGGACCAGCCAACACTCCAGAAAAAATGCGTCGTAAGGGTTCTTTTTTAACAAGGTTTTTCACCAACCCCTCTGGCCCAATGAAAGACAAAAAAGGTAGAGCAACAAGACTTGCTCTTTCTGCAGCCGCATGGGGCGAACCAGTGCCAGGAGATGCCGAAGCAGCTGCGCGTTTGGCGGCAAAGGGTAGAAGATTGCTTGAAAGATATGCAAATACAAAGAAGAAACAGAATGCAGACTCAGAGGAAATTGAATCAAAAGAAATAAATGAAGTTTTCGTAAAAGCGCTCGGGCAATCAATAGGTCAACGAGCGGGGGCAACTCCAAGTGTGGACGAAGCCATAGACCACGATATGGACGGCATGATTTTTGATGGCACCCCACAAGAGCAGAGAAAGCCATACAAGAGGGGAAAGGACTCCTTGGGTCGTGAACAGGGGATGGCGTATGAGATGCGTAGAAGGGCCTACGTTCGTCAGGAGCTTGCGCGCCAGGGCATCAAGCGCCGAAAGGGCCCACAAAGAACAGAGGCAGAAAGGCTCGCGCGCACGCGCGCGCGTGCGAGATTTGACGATTTAGAGTTCCAGAAGAGCAGAACAGACTCAGAGGGGCGCATGGGACCAGGTGGCGGGCCAAAGAAGCCAGTTCAAGGCAAGCCAGCAGACAGATATCCAGAGCCAAAACGAGATAATTCATCGCAAAGAGCTGAAGATGCCAGAAATGCTAGAAAGAAACCACCGCTTGGCCCTCCGGCACCAAAACAACCATCTTCATATCAAAGAGCAGAAGATGCAAGAAACATAGCCAAGAAAAAGAAACCAGTACAAGGTAAACCTGCAGATAGATACCCAACTCCTAAGCGTCAAGCAGGACCACCAGCACCAAAGCCAAGCCCAGGTAGGACCGCTAGAGACGCACTGGGGATGTAGCCCAAATGAAAAGGTTTTGGTATGGTGCAACAGTTCTTGGGGTGGTTGATGGTGACACAATCGACCTAATGATTGACCTCGGATTTAATATCCACCACAAGATACGTGTTCGCCTGTTCGGCGTCAATGCGCCAGAATCAAGAACAAAAGACTTAAAAGAGAAAGAACTTGGACTCAAAGCAAAGTCATTTACTCAGGATTGGCTCACAAATCATAAATGGGTGTTTGTTAATACAATTCCAGACAAAAATGACAAGTATGGAAGAGTTCTTGCAAAAATATATTCTTCAGACCAAATCGATGACCCCAAAACTGCCTGTCTAAATACTGACATAATTCAAGCTGGATTTGCACGCGAATATTTTGGAGTTGGTGATAAAACCTGGAGTGAGTTCAAAACAAAATGAAAAAGCTAATCATCATTTCTGCACTATTGATTGCTGGCTGTGGTTACGATGGTAGCTACAGATACGAATGTCAAGACCCCGAGAATTGGGAGGCAGAAGAATGCAATCCACCGATGTGCAGGGTAGATGGAGCGTGTTCAAAAGACTTAATCGGATTCGACTGGGAAGAGGAACAAAAATGAAACAAAAATATACCCCGGAAGAGCTTGACGCACGTCTTAAGTTTGTGGTTGGCTGCATTCTTGGCTTTGTTTTGACCGTAACGACGGTAGGGGTGCTTTGGGCACTTGTTTTTGTTACCCAACCGATAGGTGTTCAATCAGAAAACGACAAAATGTTTTTCGGCGTTCTTTCATCAGTTGCTACGTTCATAACTGGAACATTGGCTGGTTTGATGATTTCTACAGGAAGAAATAAGCACGAGGAGACCAAGACGACCGCCAAAGATGACGGTCAGCAACCATGACGCAGGGATATGTCACCGGCATAGACGTGTCCGAGTACCAGGGGGAAATCGCCTGGAAGAAGGTTGCCTCGTTCGGATTTGATTTTGCATACATCAGAAGCAACGTAGGCACCAAGCAGGATTCCATGCTTGAGTACAACTCTAAGCGCGTAGCGAACAACAAGATACCGTTCGGCTACTACGTGTACGTGAAACCAGAACTCGACGCCGAGGAGCAAATATCAATTCTTCTCGAGGCACACCGCAAGTATGGGGCGAACCTCGCTCCACAGATAGATGTAGAGCACCACGGCGACCTTCACCCAAGGCATGTGAGGAAATCCGTTGACCACATCATAAAGCGTGCGACCGAAGCACTCGGGAGACCCCCGACGGTGTACAGCGGCGATTGGTTCTGGAATTCGAGGGTCAAGTCGCGCAAGCACGGCAACTGCCCGCTATGGGTGGCGAAATACGTCCAGTACTCGCAGAAGGAATTCGAGCAGAACGGCGTGCCGATGAAGCCCGCCGACTGGGCCGCCTGGGCGCTGTCTTTCGAGCAACCCAAGCCGCTGATGGGCTGGAAGGATTGGGACATATGGCAGTTCGCCGCTGGGTACAACAACTGCGGCAAGCGATACGGGATGGTCTCCAACGACCTTGATCTGAACATCATGAAGGCGGAATGCATGGCGAGGCTCAAGCTCGGCTGAGCCCGAGAAGAGTAGATCCCGATGCCAGAACTCAACGCCAACATCCCGCCGATTGAGTGCCTCGTCAGGGGGAACTTTCTCAGGAACCAGTCCGACAGCCACGATCTGAAATTCCCCTGCGTCGTGTTCGGGGTCGCATCGATACCCGACAGGACACCACTGTTCCACTTCCTCATGGAGGACGGCGGAGTCTGGTGGAGGGCGCCGATCAGCGCCTTCTGCACCAAGGATGACAGCCCGGAGATCGATCTCGGGGACCTGGTGATGTGGAACAGCTTCTCCTCGCACGTAACCGTCACGACCTTCCAGCACATGCGCGGGATGTCGATGACGTACATAGACAGGCACAGACGGAACGTCAACGGGAAGTACATGTTCACCCTGGATTGGCACTCCCCCGACGCGAACGTCGTCGACGCGGGCTACGCCGTCAACCCGGGGCAGCACAAGTGCGGCCACGTCATTGAGCGCCTCGACGGCAACTTCGCCATCCAGCCGAACAACAGGTTGAGGCTCTGGGATTCCTCGTTCACGACGAAGAAGGGGCAGAACCTGATAGACCGCCTGGTTAATGAAATCGTCTGGGACGTCGAGGACGGCGAGAGGTGGCTGACCTCCGACGACGACAGGTACGACTACGACACGCAATAGGGTGTGCTTGACGGGGATCCGATTTGGGCTAATCTCTTGGTCGTGAAAGTACTGTCGCTTTTCTCGGGTGTCGGCGGGTTCGACATGGGCCTCGAGGCCGCCGGCTACGAGACGATATTCCAGTGCGAGTGGGATGCGCACTGCACGCGAGTCCTGAACAAGCATTGGCCGAACGTGCCCAAGTGGGGCGACGTCTCGACGCTGACCGGTGCGTACGTGCTGGACAAGGCAGGCCCGCCGGACGTCGTCGCGTGGGGCTCGCCGTGCCAGGACCTCAGCGTGGCCGGAAAGCGCGCAGGACTGGCTGGCGCGAAATCAGGTCTATTCCACGACGGAATAAGAATCATCAAAGAAATAAGGGAGCTGACGAACAATGTTTATCCAAGATTCTCTATTTGGGAGAACGTCCCAGGGGCACTGTCCTCCAACGGAGGCGCTGACTTCGGGGTCGTCCTCGACGAAATGGCTCAGGCAGGGGCACTGGAGCTCGAGTGGGCAGTGCTGGATGCTCAATACTTCGGAGTCGCCCAGCGCAGGCGAAGAATCTTCCTCGTTGCTGTCTTCGATCCTGCAGACGCCTCACGAAGTCGAGGCAAAGTTCTTCCTGTCGCCGAAGGCATGCCAAGGAATTCTAAGGCGCGCGGCAAGAAGGGACAAGGTGCTGCCCCCGCAACTGCGGCAAGCGCTCAGTCAAGTGGCGGCGAGAGCGGAGCAGTCGCCTTCCAGCCCGGAACAATGATCCGTGCCGTCGGCGGCCACTGGGATGAACAGGCGCCGACGCTGAGGGCGGAGTCCAAGAGCGGGGACAACTCCCCGCACGTCGTCCAGCCGTTCGTCAAATCGCGCCACGCAAAAGATTCCGAGGACTACGAAACATGGGTCGATGGGACTGTCTCGCCGACGCTGAACACATTCGAGAACCACACCGACACTAGGGCGACCGTCGCAATAGTTTCGCAGGATACGGTCAAGGATGTCTCCAACACCATCACGGCGAACATCTACCACCACGGCACGGTGGTGAACCAGGATGTAAACGACGGGCACATGGTCATCGTCTCGCAGGATCCCGTCAATGAGGTGGCCGCGACCATAACCGCCACCTACTCAAAGTTGGTGGCGAACTCCATAGCCGAGGAAGGCAACCTGCTCCCCGTCACCGTCATAGATCGTGCGGCTTTCAACCAAGGTCCGAACGCCAAGTTCGACACCGTCATACGAGAGGACACGGCCGTCCCGGCGCTCGTGGCGCGAGGCCCTCATGCGGTCGGCCAGCAAGTGGATGACATAGTCTTCGAGAATTCCTACAGGGACGGCGTGCGCATAGCCGAACACGACGTGAGCCAGACGCTCTCGGCGAAGATGGGCACCGGCGGCAACAACACCCCGATGGTCGTACAAAACGGTCAGGCAGTGATCGGGTTCGAGCCGGGCGCCGTGTCGCGACTCGCGTCCGACCACCATTGGGAGGAGATATCCCCGACGCTAAGGGCGGAAATGGGCGACAACCAGGCGGCCGTGGCGATCCCCATCGACACACGAAATGCTTTGCGCGATCCCGAAAAATACGACGAACAGAATCGTCAGGGGATGGGAATCGGCGCCGACGGCGACCCGATGGCCACCCTTACCTCGGCGCACGTAAACGCCGTGGCCCAATCGATCGTGTTCGACGACGACCGCAGGGTCGGACCGCGGCTGTTCGTAGATAAAGTCAACACCCTGCAGGCCTTCATGGGCACGGGCGGCAACAACACGCCGATGGTCGCTCAGGATCCGATCGCCTTCGCGACCAACCAGCGTTCCGAGGTGAGGGATCTCGGCGACAAGTCGGTCGCGCTTTCCGCCGAGCGGGGGACGAACCAGCAGACCTACCTTGCCATACCAATCCAGGACGGACGCGAAATGGAGAAGAACCAGAACGGGCTGGGCGTCGGGGGAGAGGACGACCCCTCGTACACGCTCGACCAGACCGGTGCGCAGTCCATCGCCTACTCGATCAGGGAGGACGCGACCGTCGGCAACTTCAGCGCGACCCCGATAGACGTGGCGAATGCGGTGACCGCCCTCCAGCCATCGCCGCAGTCGCACCATGCGCAGACCTTCGTGACACAGCAGGCCTTCGAGGATCAGTCCCCGACGCTCAAGGCGACGCAGGCCCCGTCCAGCGTGGCGTACCAGTACGACGGCTACAACCAGAAACTCGAGGAGGGCGACGGCGTCTACAGGTCGCTGCGCGTCGGCAGGGACCCGAGCGATTTCGTCATGCAGAACACGTCGATGGTCATACGGCGGCTAACCCCGCTGGAGTGCGAGCGCCTGATGGGGTGGCCCGACGACCACACCAAGCACGACGCCGACGGCAAGGTAATCCCGGACACCCAGCGCTACAAGATGTGCGGGAACGGCGTCGCCTCGCCGGTGGCGAGATGGGTCGGGCAGAAACTCAGGGACTTCTACCTAGGGCAGCAGCCCTGAGGTCTCGGGACCCGTCGCACCATTATCGGGCCCGGATCCTTCTTCTCCTCTTTCTTCGGCTCGTCCTTCGGCGGCTCCGGGTTCGTCGTCATGCTCCCATTGTCCCACACCAAAGTGCCTTTCCAAGAGATTCAGGACCGCGGCGTTGGGGCTGTTGCCCCTCCCGATGAGATGCGACTCATCGGAGCCCCAGAAAAGCGCGGCCTCCTCGATTTCGCCGAAGATGTAGCCGGCAAAAAGGTCGCTCCACATGAATCCCGAATCGGCATTCGGCAGGGCATACCAAGTTCCGCCCTCGTGGACCCCCGAATACCTGGACTGGCTGACGATTATGGGGTATAATTTTACGAGATTGCTCACAAAAGCAGTCTAGTTAGGTCCGCCCCGAACTCGCTCGGAAATGTATTATTGAAACATGGTCATGCCAAAGAATTTTGACAACCCAGATGAGGCTTTTGCTATCGCAAAGGCGTGGGCCAAGCGCAGGGAGAACACCCTGCTCGGCGTGAATCGAAATATCCAAGATGGGCTAAAGAAAGATACGGAGAACCAAGATGACACGACCGAATGATCAAAGCGGAGACGATGCCGCCAAGTGGTGGAACGAGAGCAGCAAAGAGGAACTCGAGAAATTAGAGTTTTTCGCCAAGGAGTACGGCAAGGCCATGGGCAAGCCGGAGTCTGACGACGAGGACGACATGGGTCCGCCCGATCTGCCCGAGGACGATGAAGACATGGGCCCGCCAGATCTGCCCGAGGACGACGAAATGGCAGACGATGAGATGGCTCTGGAACCAACAGACCGGGAGATGGACATGCAGGCTCGCATGGCTTCCCGAAGGATGAGCGCCTCTCGTCGCCCCCGCAACAGGAGAATGGCGATGAGGGCGATGAAATCAGGCGAGACGCGAGACATCGCAAACAAGGCGCTCAGGGCCGAGATGGAACTCAAGAGGGCCTTCTCCCCGGAGAAGCGCCGCGACCTCGCAAAGAGCGGCATGGCGCTCCCCGACGGCTCGTTCCCGATCGTCACGACCGAAGACCTGAAGAACGCGATCATGGCGTTCGGCAGGGCAAAGAACAAGGCAGCGGCCAAGAGGCACATCATCAAGCGCGCCAAGGCGCTCAAGAAGGCCGACCTAATCCCCGATAATTGGGGCAAGAAGGACGCAAAGGGCTCGATGTTCATGTGCAAGGCCAGCGGGAAAGCCGTAATGGAACCCTGCGCCGAGTGCAAGGGCGGTTGCGCACCAATGGGCTACAAGGGCTCGATGTTCATGTGCAAGGCCAGCGGCAAAGGCGTGATGGAACCCTGCGCCGAGTGCAAGGGCGGTTGCGCGCCGATGGGCTACAAGGGCGACAAGATGCCGGCCGAACTGCTCGAGCAGTTCAAGAAGAAAAAGAAGAAGATCAGTTACGGCGAGAAGGAAGCGGAGATGGACGACGAGGAAATGACCTCGCCGATGAGCCGCGAAGAACTGATGGACCGTCTGTTCAAGAAGAAGAAGAACAAGCCGGCCGCCGAAGACGCAACCGAAGAATAAAGATATCCCAAAGAGGACTGCCAGGGGTAGCGACAAGTGCCTGCGAACCGGAAGGACATCTACTCGGCGATGCCCGTCAGCTCGTTCGGGGGGTTCGGCGGAGTAGAGCGCGAGAGCGAGATAGTCACCTCCCCGATGAGGAGCAACAACCCCAAGAAGAAGCGCAAGCGTCGCAAGGCCGATGAGCCGGAGATCAATAGCCTTGCGCAGAAGGCCCTGATGGAGTACTCCTTCGAGTCGGCATTCGTCAAGCGCCTAGACGACCTCGACGACGAGGCCCTCGATCTGCTGTTCCCCGAGGATGACCACGAGGCAGTGGATAAATTTGTCGCCCAGATCGACAACAAGTGGATTTTCGACACCGCCGGCGCCTTCATAAGGCGCGCATTGACAAACAGGCGCAGACGAAGGCGTGGGCGCCGAAAATCGCAAGACCCGGGCATGGATACGAAGGGCGGGCAGCAGGGGCCGTGCTGGCCCGGCTACAAGCAGGTCGGGATGAAGAGGGGCAAGGGCGGCAGGATGGTCCCCAACTGCGTGCCGGTGGAAGGCAAGTCCCTCGACAAGTGGTTCAAGGAAGATTGGGTGGATTTGTCTAGGCCCAAAAAGGGCGGCGGATTCGAGCCGTGCGGCCGACGGGATGCCAGCACCGGCAAGTACCCGAAGTGCGTACCAGCGGCAAGGGCCGCCAAAATGACGCCAGACGAGATCGCTTCTGCCGTAAGACGAAAAAGAAGGGCCGAATCCACGCGAACCCGCGTGGACAAGAAACCAATAAATGTTTCGACGTTGAAAAAGGACGCGAGGTTCGCCGTCGAGGAAAAGGCGGCAATACCGACCAACCCAGAACTCTACGCCAGGGTAAAAGCACAGGCCAAGAAAAAGTTCGACGTATACCCATCGGCGTACGCCAATGCTTGGCTCGTGAGGGAATACAAAAAGCGCGGTGGCAAATACAGGACAGGCAAAAAGACCCTCGGCAACGGCGATCTGTCCCACAAGGGTGCCGATAAGCCGCGCCTGCGCGACCCCAAGGGCGGCCTCACCGCAGCCGGTCGCGCGCACTTCAAGCGCACAGAGGGCGCGAACCTGAAGCCGGGCGTCAAGGGAGCGGCAGACACGCCGGACAAAATGAGACGCAAGGGCTCGTTCCTGACGAGGTTCTTCACGAACCCGTCAGGCCCGATGGTGGGCGAAAATGGAAAGCCGACTCGCCTCGCGCTCTCCGCCGCGGCGTGGGGCGAACCCGTGCCGAAGAACCGATCCGATGCCGCGAAACTGGCAGCCAAGGGTCGCAGGCTCCTGGAGCGTTACGAGAACACGAAAAAAAAACCGAAAAAGCGGTAATCGGATACTGATTATCAGATAACTTTATCCGTAAACTCGGTCACGGTGATAGTATCCGGAAATGATAAAAGTAGGAAACTGCATCGACCTAATGTCCGAGTTGCCGGACTGCTCGATAGACGCCATCGTCACCGACCCGCCCTACGAGCTCGGGTTCATGGGCAAGTCGTGGGATGCGAGCGGGATCGCCTACAACGTGGAGGTGTGGCGACAGTGCCTGCGCATACTCAAGCCGGGCGGCTACATGCTCGCCTTCGGCGGCTCGCGGACATACCACCGGCTCGCATGCGCGGTGGAGGATGCCGGGTTCGAGATACGCGACCAGATCATGTGGGTGTACGGGTCAGGCTTCCCGAAATCGTTGAATGTCAGCAAGTCCATTGAGGGACTTCTGACAACTGGTTCAGCGAACAAGACTGCGTTCAAGAACTTGTCAGGAGAACAGGTTGAACGTGGTAATTGGGGAATTTCAAAACAACAATTCACGCACGGTCAGCGTGACACGAACTATGACGAAACGGCTGGTGATACCCGTCTTGGCAAACTTGAACCAACGACCGACGCCGCAAAGCAGTGGCAAGGTTGGGGTACTGCACTCAAACCAGCGCACGAACCTATCGTGTTGGCTCGCAAACCGCTTGACGGTACGGTGGCGAACAACGTCCTGACGCACGGCACGGGCGGCATCAACGTAGACGGGTGCAGGGTGGGCGATGAAGTCCTGCCGGAACAGGTCGCCGGACAGGCGCAGATCGGAACTTTCGAGAGGTCAAACATGGTGACGCCCGAGAGGGTCGGCCGCTGGCCCGCGAACTTCATCCACGACGGGAGCGACGAGGTCCTCGAGTTGTTCCCGAACAGCAAGGGGGGCGCGTACCCGGCGAGGCGGGGAAACGCCGTCGCCACCTCGTTCGCGTCGGGCCAGGAGACCGAGGGAGGCTTCCGCAAGATGGGGGACGACGGATCCGCCGCCCGCTTCTTCTACTGCGCGAAGGCGTCCACGGCGGAGAGGAACGCCGGGCTCAAGGGCATGCCCAAGAAGAAGGCGGACACGCGCACCGACGTGGCCGCAGGGATATGGAAGGACATGAGTGCCCCGCACCAGAACCACCACCCGACCGTAAAGCCCGTCACCCTGATGAGGTACCTCGTCAGGCTCGTCACCCCGCCGAACGGGGTGGTGCTCGACCCGTTCCTGGGGTCGGGGACCACGGCCGTCGCGGCGATCCACGAGGGCGTGCGCTGGTTCGGCTTCGAGATGAATTCCGACTATGCCGAAATAGCATCGCGGAGAACCGATCATGCTATTGTGGCCCTATGCTCCACATCGGTAATTGCATAGATTTCCTCTCGCGGCACCCGGAGCACAGCTTCGACTCGATAGTCACCGACCCGCCGTACGAGCTGGGGTTCATGGGTAAGGCCTGGGACTCGACCGGCATCGCGTACAGCACCGAGCTCTGGCGGCAGTGCCTCAGGGTGCTGAAGCCAGGCGGGCACCTGCTCTCCTTCGGCGGGACGCGCACCTACCACAGGATGGCGTGCGCGATAGAGGACGCGGGCTTCGAGATACGCGACCAGATCATGTGGGTCTACGGCTCGGGGTTCCCGAAGTCGTTGAACATTAGCAAGGCGATTGACAAGGCGGCTGGTGCAGAACGGGAAATCATTGGTGAATCAAAGTATTCACAGCCAGCAAAAAGTGGTCATCACGGCGGCCTAACGGGAGACAACATTGTTTTTACCAATGAGCGATATACGCCGTTAATTACCGCATCTGCTACGGCTGAGGCTAAACAATGGGAAGGGTGGGGTACGGCGCTGAAGCCCGCGCACGAGCCGATTGTGATGGCACGCAAGCCGCTCATCGGCACGGTGGCGAGCAACGTCCTGAGCCACGGCACCGGCGGGCTGAACATCGACGGGTGCAGGGTCGGCACGGAGAGCATCTCCACGCACCACGCGCCGGCGGGGACGTTCGCCGGCGGCGAGATAGGGCGCGGGAGCGACACCGGCTCGTACGCGAACCACCAGGGCCGCTGGCCCGCGAACTTCATACACGACGGCTCCGAAGAGGTGTTAAATTTATTCCCCGATCTCGGCAAGTCGCAGGGCGGGCGCATAGGCAAGAAGTCCCAGTCGGCGGTCTCCGTAGTCCCGGCCGGCAGGTACGAGGCGGGCGACCCCGGCTACGGCGACTCCGGCTCGGCGGCGCGGTTCTTCTACTGCGCCAAGGCCTCGACATCCGAGCGGAACCTCGGGCTCGACGACCTGCCCGACCGCAGGCAGGACGAGGACGACTACGAGAGGGCCGGCACGACCAACCCGCGCAACAGGTCGCAGAAGCTCAGGAGGAACCACCACCCGACGGTCAAGCCGCTCGCGCTGATGCGCCACCTCGTGCGGCTGGTCACCCCGCGCGACGGCACGGTGCTCGACCCGTTCCTGGGGTCCGGCACGACGGCGGTTGCGGCCATACACGAGGGCGTCGGCTGGGCGGGGTGCGAGGCGAACGAGGAGTACGCGGAGATAATCAGGGCGAGGGTCGCCTCGGCGACGGGGCGCGCGTGAGGCCAGCCGTCCACCTGAGGAGGGGGCTCGACGTAGGGGACGTGCCGCCGACGCCGACCGACCGGGGCGCGCGGGCGGCGCTCGGCCGCACCGAGCTCATGCTCCTGCGCGAGGCCGGGGCGCGCGGCTTCCCGATGGCGTTCTCGCGCGAGCAGGGCGGCGCGCTGGTGCAGAACATATACCCGGTCAGGGAGTCGGAGGCGAGGCAGATATCCTCGTCGTCCAGGGCGCAGCTGGGGCTGCACACCGAGGCGGCGTTCCACGAGCACAGGCCGTCGGAGGTGCTGCTCCTGTGCCTGAGGGGCGACCCGGCGGCGGCGACCACCTACGCCGAGGCCGACGAGATCGCGGCGGCGCTCGGGGACGGGGCGCTGGCGGCGCTCTCGCAGAGGAGGTTCGTGACGTCTGTGGACGAGAGCTTCATGTCCAACGGGGAGCCCGACTCGCAGACGACCTGCAGCGTGATGACGAGGAGGGGCGGGGCCTGGACCATACGGTACGACGAGGCGCTCATGAGGGGCGCCGACCCCGAGGCCGAGGAGGCGCTCGGCGAGCTCGGGGAGGCGATACGCGCCGCGACGCGCTCGGTGACGCTGGAGCAGGGCGACCTGCTCGTGATAGACAACGCGAGGGCCGTCCACGGCAGGTCCCCGTTCAGCGCGAGGTACGACGGGACCGACAGGTGGCTCCAGAGGGCGCTCTCGTCCGACAGGCTGCCGCCAGAGGGCTCGGCCATCGTCTGCGCCATCGTCCACGACGGGGACGGATAAATCAAACCGCAGAGCGAGCGCCAAATGTCCGTCTCGCCCGCCCCCACCACCCCCGGGCCGTCCGCCGAAGTCCCGATAGACGCAACCCCAAACGCGACCGAGACGAAGGCCCGAGGCGCAAAACGAACGCGCGTTCGCCCGATCGCCCGAAACGAGACCGCGGCCCGAGGCGAGCCCAAACGGGACTGGGGGCGATTCCCGGACCGTCGCCGACCACGTACGCCCGACGACGAGGCGACGCGAGGCATGGCCAGCCCGGCACGACCGCGCCAGACGACGCGAACGCACCCGAACGCACGAACGATCAGGCCGAGCACGAACTTCGTGGTGCGAACACACTTGACCACACGAACAAGCAAGTCGCACACGAACGATACGAGCTCGGCTTCGTCGTCGTCCGCACGGAGGGAAACGAAACGACCCGGCGACAAGTGTGCGCGACAGGCACGGTCGTCGCTCGGTCGCACACACCGAAGTCGGTGGCAGGCACTCAGTATCCGCGGTGCCGTGAGCACTCGCTTGGCACGCCCCCACGCCAAGGCGACCGTTCGCACAGGCAGGTTCGCAGGTGGCCACGGGTGACGGTACGGGTGAGTACCACACAGTAGTAGCACACCACGCACCCACCACCACAGTAGGCACACCGCACCCACCACCGCACTCAGTTCAGCACCACTCAGCACCACTCAGCACCACGCACAGCAGGCGCGCCGACGAATGACGGCGAGGCATACTGATAGGGCCGAGGCACGAGCCTCGCCACCACAGAGAGGGACACCGTATGGAAACGAAGTCGCACACAACCACTAGCAAGAAAAGAAACGACGAGTTTGAACTCACCCTATTGGTGAACCACGAAGGCACGGACACCTACCGCGTAACGGTGAACTCGGACTACTACCAACACCAAGCCCGTGTCTCGGTAGACAAGTGGACTGACGGCTCAGGCTTCCGTATGATAACCGACGAAACACTTGACCAATACACGAACCTGTGGCGCGGCCACCACGAGGGCGACACCGAGACCGAGAAACTTTTCAGCGAGGTCGCTTGGAAGGCGCTCAAACCCGTCGTCGAAATTTTCAGCAAGTGACGACCCTTGACCCCACCCTGTGTCTCACCCTGACCCCACCCTTCTAATACACCCGTGATACACACACCCACCACCCACCACACCCGCACGCCCCACCCCGTGCCACACACCCCACTCTCAGGACACCCCCGAAAACCCCCTTCTCAAAAAAGTCCGATCCCAAAAACCCCCTTCTCGTAAAAGTCCGCCCGTAAAAAACCCGACCTCGTGAGAAGTCCAAAAATTTTTTCCAAAGCACGAAATGAAAAAAGGCCGCCTCCAAAAATCCGACCCCAAAATTTCCAAAGCACGAAATGAAAAAAGGCCACCTCGTAGCAGGGAAACGAGGGCCTTGTTTTTCTTACCCGGAACCCCCGATAATCGGGACTACTAACACAGCAGAACGAGGCATCGTGCCACAATATATACAGCATGACCCTCGTAGAGATACCCCAGAACAAGGCGCTCGACCCGATGACGAAGGCGGCGATATCGGTGGTCGCCCGGAACCTGTCCACCAAGGCCAGACTAGGCGCGGTCGCACAGGCGTTCGACCCCGACGCCGTGGACGGCGACGGCGACGGAATGGTGCAGGACGGATCGCCCTTCGAGAGGCCCGCCCTCATCAAGGCCGTGGCGACCGCATCGCAGCGCGCGGCGTCCCTCCTCGCCAAGGCGTCGAGGACGCAGAAGTCTAGGTCGAACGAGTACCGACGCCGGCACTCAGGCATGTCGGCGGCAGACATAGCGAAGGACGCGGCGCCGGCGAGCATCGACGAGTGGGCCGCGCTCACCTACCAGAAGATGATGGTCGCCGACCCGAGCCTGAAGCCGCTCTCCGGGGCCGAGACGCCCGACGAGATCAAGAGGATAGCCCGGCAAATGGAGGACTACGTCGAGAAGGACCTCATCTGGATGATGTCGGTCGACGAGGCCGACAAGTTCAAGGAACTCAAGCGCACAGACAGGCAGGCCGCGTTCAGGGGCGTACTCGAAAAGGCCTTCGACTTCTCGCCCAAGAATGTCGCCAAGAACAGGCAGCTCGTGGAGCACGTCCTCACCACCAACCCCGAGTTCAGGTCGATCGTCGACAAGTACGGCATGCCGCCGATCCTCTCGTTCGGCGAGAGCATGGACACCGCCCACATGGCGGCGGGGTTCTACGCGGAGAAGCTCGGCATGGCCCTGTCGAAATACGGGAGGGTCAAGTCGCGGGGGCGCGTGAGCGACTTCGGCAGGGGCATCCAGAAGTGGTTCATGGACGGCATCATCGAGAACGACGTCGGCAGCAAGAAAACGAAGAAGTGGATCGTGAGCAACAGCGCGGAGGCGCTGCTCGTCCACGAGTACGGCCACTACCTGGCCGACGTGGTGAGCAAGGAGATGACCTTCGAGGACGAGGCCGCCCGCACCGCGCGCTGGCAGGCTCAGCGCTTCGCGTACGCGTCCGACTGGAAGGAGATGTTCGGGATCATGGGGCGCCCCGAGTGGTACGAGAAGTACGCCATAAACCGCAGGGAAGACGTCGGCGGCGTCAGGGGGCTGAAGATCGAGAGGAAGCCGGACGACGTGCCCGACGAGATACCGCACGTCACGACCGCGTACGCCGAGAGCTCGCCGCAGGAGGCATTCGCGGAGGCGTTCTCCGCGCTGTTCGCGCACGGGGGCCGCGACTCCGACCTCGTGAGCACGGGGATGAAGGAGCTCATGAACGACATGCTCGAGCTGCCCGCCGGCAAGGACCCGCGCGAGAGCGTCATGCCCCCGCGAGCGAGCAGGGCGATCGTCCCGGACGGCTTCTCCTCGAGGGGCGCGACGATGGCGATCAACGCCGAACGGGACTCGCGGCTCGGGGGCATCGACGACCCCTACGAGCTGACGGCGGCCGTCACGGGGACGCTCGACGGGGATGACCGCGTCGGGCAGATGGTCAGGAAGCTGCAGGACCTCAAGGACGACCCGAAGCGCTGGGACAGGCTGAGCCCCGAGTGGAAGGAAGAGATCGACGTCACGCTGAACTTGCGCACGGCCACGACCGAGGAGGCGGCCCTGATCCTGCGGAACGTCATCGAGCACCCGGCGTTCGCCGAGATGCTGCGCAGGCACGGGAGCGCGAACATCTACTTCAGCCAGACCGACCTCAGGCTGACCGGCGACAAGGACGTGAGGGGGGTGCTCTTCGGCGGCTTCACGCCGGACGGGAGCGAGAGCGACCAGTGGTGGCCGCCGAGGGTGGTCATCGACATGATCGGCGGGGACGAGCGCGGGGCGCCGGACAGGCCGATGGACAAGGCGGCCGATGGCGTGATCGCCAAGTTCACCGGGAAGGCGCCGCTGAGCGTCGGCCGCACCCACGTCAGCCGCAGCGACATGCACGTGATCCGGCACGAGGTCGGCCACTCGATCCACGACCAGATGTGGGAGAGGGTGCACAGGGGCGAGATAACCGGCGTGAGGGCGAGGCTGATCGAGGCATACGCCAAGTCCGATTGGAGCCAGTTCTACGCTGTCCTCGGGCGGCCCGACCTGTGGCGCGAGCACCAGCGGGCGCTGGCCAACCCGTGGCCGCCGCCGTCCGCCGAGATCGGCCAGGTCGACGCAGCGTACGCATGGTTCAACCCCAAGGAGATGTTCGCCGAGGCATTCACGGCGTACACGTCGTCGAACCCGGAGTTCCGCGCCCTGCTCAACGACACGATGATCGAGCACATGCAGACGATGCTCGGCGATGCGGAGCCGCGGGTCACGATCGAGCGGCCGCCGGCGATGCCCGGCGTCGACGATGAAGTCCCGATGCCGCCGCCGTGGGACGGGTTCGCATCATCCGGCGGGGCGCCCAAGTCCTACTCGGACTTCCGATCCGGCCGCGTCGCGGAGGGCCGCGGCGGGTTCTCGCGCAGCGCCATGTTCCGCAACGCTACGACGGAGCAGAAGGTCGACCTCGCCGTTCCGACGAACGAACGGGACTACAAGCTCATGCTCTGGGACGCGTACTTCGAGGCGGCCGGCTTCGACAACGAGACGATCCGGAAGATCGACCTGAGCGACCCGGACAACCCGAAGGTGCCCTCGGACCCGGACCTGGCCGATCACCTCGCCGACCAATCGGCGATGCTCCGCGCCGGGCTCGTGCAGGGGGCGGATTTCGACCCGGCGACGGTCGACGGGAACCGGCAGGCCGTCCGCGCCACGCTCGACGCCTTCCCGCGCATGCGCGAGGCGGCCAACCTGTTCGGGATGCCGCCCGTCACGACGATGACGCGGGCGGGGCAGGAGCGCAGGGCGCGCAAGTACCTCGTGTCGAGGCTCGCGTCCGAGGCGGGGCTGGGCGAGCGCCAGATCGACTCGGGCACCTTCGACGCGCTCGACGAGATCCTGACGACCAACTTCGACATCGTCGACGGCCTCGACGCGCCGCGGTTCGACGGGGTCCGCGCCTACCTCGACGAGATGGAGGCGAACGGGACTATAGAGCGGCTGACCGACGACATCTCCGGCGGCTACGCCCCGCTCCTCAGGTCGATAACGATGAGCCCGGAAGGCGTGAGATCGTTCGCCGGCGGCAGCAGGCACGACCCGCTCTTCGTCCCCGCCAGGGGCGACAGGCACGTCGGCGGCAGCACGTACCAGGACATCCTGCTCCACGAGTTCGCACACCACGTCGACGCCCAATCGAGGGCCGCCGACGAGAGGATGGCGCGGGCGACGGGCGACCCGGACGCGGTCGCCAGGATCGCCGAGCGGAGGCGGCTCGCGGGTGCGAGGGCGGACCACATAGCCACGACGTACGGGCAGTCGAGCGACGAGGAGTTCTTCGCGGAGTCGATAGCCGCCGTGCTGTCCGGCAGCCGCGACCAGGAGGACATGCTGAGCCCGGACGCGAGATCGCTGGCCCGGCAGATCGCGGGCCTCCCGGAGCGCGACCCGGTGTTCGCCGGGCGAACGGGGATGATGCCGAGGACGGCGGACGAGATGCTCACCGACCGGTTCGGCGAGCTGTGGATCAGGACCAGGGAGAACATGCTCAAGCCGGTCAACGCGGCCAGCGCGAAGCGCAGCCGCGACGGCGTGCCGGATGTGCTCGAGACGATGGCCGAGGCCAAGATGCGAACGGGACTCAGGCCGGTCTCGACGATCGAGTTCGACCACAAGGGCCGCCGCTTCACGCTGCGCCAGGACGGGGACGTGTTCCGGGTCGAGATCGACGGGCGCACGGTGGCCGTGGCGAACGTCGTCGAGGGCCGCGACGGGCTCCCGGAGATAACCGACGTCGACGTCTCGCCGGGCTACGAGGGGGCGGCGCCGGACAAGGATCTTCTGGACATGGTGCTGGACCACGCGCGCACCGCGTACCCGTCCGCGCGGGGCCCGAAGCGCCCGAGGCGCACCGAGATACAGCAGGAAGGCTTCTCGTCGATCGGCCCCGACCACCACGACGCGCGCCAGATAGACGGGACTCCGGGGACGCCGGAGTACGCCAGATCGGTGGCCGCGGAGCTCGAGGCGGCCAAGGCGTCCGGCAAGAAGGTCCTGTTCGACTACAACGGCGAGACGAGGGAAGTGGAGGTCACGGAGGTCTACGAGAAGAAGGGCGTCTGGTACATGAAGGGCAACGACGCGCTGCGCAACGGCGAGGAGCGCAACTTCCGGCTCGACAGGGTGTCGATGCCGAAGGTCGTCAAGAACCCGGAGACCGGCGCGGACGAGGTCGCGAAGATGCCCGGCAAGCCGCCGCGCAGGCCGGTTCCGATCTTCACGGGCAAGGCCGCGGAGATCTTCGAGGGCGCGGGGTCATGGGAGGAGGTGGCGGAGCGCCTGGGGAAGGGCCGCTTCGTGTTCTTCGACTTCGAGACCACGGGTATCGAGCAGAACGAGTTCAAGGAGATGATGCACCCCGGCACGCCGACGCAGATCGGCCTCGTGGAGATCGTCGACGGCAAGGTGACCCGGCGATGGTCGACGCACGTCAACCCGGGCAGGCCGATGTGGAAGGACCCGCAAACGGGGCAGGTGTGGTCGGCGGACAACCTGAAGTACAGGGACCCGGCCACGGGTGATCTGGTCCCGGTAACCGACGAGTGGCTCGCCACGCAGAAGCCGCTCAAGGACGCGCTCGAGGAGATGCTCGAGTGGATGGGCCCGCTCGACGACCTCGTGCTCGGCGGCCAGAACCACCCCTACGACGACGGCGTGATGAAGCAGGCGATGGCCGATGCCGGCATTGACCCGGCGAGGTGGAACCCGGGCGGCTTCATCGACAGCCAGGCGCTGGCCCAATCGCTGCTCGACCCGAAGAGCGACGACTACCCGCGCGATCCGGAGAAGGGCTACAAGACGGTTTCGCTCAGGCCGCTGGCGGAGTTCCTCGGCCACGACATGGGCGACGGCTGGCACTCGGCCGACGTCGACTCGGAGGCGTCATGGGAGGCGTTCAGCCGGCTCGTGCGCCGCGCAGCCGACCACGAGAACTCCGGCAAGCCCGTGAGACGGGACTTGTTCGCCCCGGGCGGCGGGGAAAAGGAGTTCGCGGAGCGCATCGCCGGCTACGAAAACCAGAAGCGCGGCTGGGACTACAAGGTGAAGAAGTACAAGGAGGCGCAGGCATCGCGGCCGCCGGAGACGCCCGCCGATGGCTTCGCGTCGCGCGGCCCGACGGGCGAGCCACGGGTGCGCGCGCGCAACCCGAAGAGCTGGGATCAGATGACGCAGGAAGAGCGCGATAAGGCCGCTGCCGATTCGGCCTCGGCTGCGCTCGACTTCCTCAACAAGCTCGCGCAGGACGGGTACACCGCCGACGCATTACGGGACATGAGCCCGGAAGAGCTCGATGCCGCGCTCATGGACTTCATCGCACCCGGCGGCGAGGCACGGGTGTCGGGCTACGTCACCGGCGACGGCAAGCCGATCATAGAAGTCTCGAACGCCACCATGGGCAAGGCATTCATGGCCATGGGCTTCCACGTCGAGGTGATCAGCGACGACCCCAACGAGCAACACATACTGGAGAACAGCATCAACGACATGCAAAAGGCGCTCCAGAACTACGTGAAGGCCGTCGCCAAGGACCCGGATGCGCTCCTGAAGGACGCGGTGTTCAGGGATTGGGCGAGCAAGAACGGCATCGACATCGCCGGGCTTGAGGGCAACCCGAAGAAAATCGAGAAGGCAGCCAAGAAATTCGCCGAGCAATTCGAGATCAACCTCTGCCTCTACTACAAGGCCGGTTCGAACATGCTCTGCGGCGAGAACATCGGCATCGAGCGCGAGGAAATGCCCCAGCTCGGCGGCCGCATGAAGGGCGACGACACGCTCGCGGCCAGGGCCATCAAGTCGGGGGAAATGGCCGCGAAGGAGCTCAAGATCGACGACGAGAAGCTGGGAAAGCTCGACCCAGCCAAGCAGGAGGAGCTGAAGAAGCTCGCCAAAGACCCGGCAAAGGTCGCCGAACTAGCCAAGGCGAAGGATCCGTTGGCCAAGGAATTGTTCGACGTACTCAATTGGAACGACACGGAAGCCAATGTCGAGTCCATAGCCGACAGGGCGGCGGAGGCCCTCGGCATCGCGATTGATGATCCGCGTTTCGTCGACCCGGCAACGATGCTCGGGGCGCAGAACCAGCTGCAGGGATCGAAGGTCGAGAACATGGCGGACGGCGCGGTCAAGGCCGTGCTGGAGGCGATACCCGTCCTAGAGAAGCGCCTCGGACGAAAGCCGACGGATGATGAAATCATGGATTATCTGGCCAACGAGGTCAAGCACGGCCTGTTCCAACCCACGTTGACTGCGGGCCATCCGGGAAGCCAGATCTACATGCTCGACGGGCACCACCGCTGGTCGGGACTGCTGATGGCCAACAAGAAGCTCGAGGCGATGGGACTCGACGTGCGGGTGAAGCTCAACATAAAGAACTACCAGACGGACATACGTTCCGGCCTGGAACTCGGCCGCTCGATACAGGTGGCTATGGGCGTCAAGGACGCCAAGCTCGCCGGCGAGGACGCGTTCAAAGTCGACCCGAACGTACCGGATCTCACGCCGGAGGAATTCGAAAAGGCCATCTCCGGCCTGCTCGACAAGGACAACCTCATCAATGAAATACAGAAAGTACGGAAGGGCAAAAAATTCAGGGAGACGGAGGCTCTGGACGACGCGCCCGGCGGTCAGGCCGGAAGGATTGCCCCGCGCAAGAGGCCAATCCAAGACGTCGCGGACGAGATCGCGGGAAGACAAATCACCCTCGAGCCGGAGTCCCGTGTCGACGGCGTGAAGGCGCGGGCCACGGGCTACAGGGCCGTCGACTCCGGGTCGATGGGCGGCTGGAACAGCGTCGAGGACCACATCGCGATCGAGACGGAACGCGGCAACCCCCTGTTCGACACGCACAAGGAGTACGTCGACAAGGGTTTCGAGGCCGCATGGGTGACGCACGAACCCGGCGATGCGGGGAGGTACGTCGTGAGCGCGGGCGACATCGATGCATGGGAAGCCGGCGAAGTGGAGGTGGATCCGGCGGACATCGCGGAGGTCGACCTCGCCGGCGCCACCCTGGTCGGGACTGACGACGAGGGCGGCTTCCTCTACGTCCGCAAGAAGCCGACGGCGCGCAGCCGCAGGCGCATCGCCGCTCTCCGCGCCGAGGAGGAGGTGCTCGACGGGTTCGCGTCGACGGGCGTGAACAGGGACGGCTTTGCCTCTACGGGAACAATGGAGCGGCCGGTAATGCTTCCGCTTGATCTTGTTTCCGGCGTAGGAGACACAACCAAACGCGGCGGCAAAGCGCAACGCGATCGAGATGTTGTCCCGGATGATTTTTACACCCGGCGACCAACCAATATCGCCGGCGTTCGGGTGCCGGAGTTTCAGCGCGATGAAGCGGGCGCTCCTATTCCGGGCGCACCGATCTACCGAGAATCAATGAAGATTGGCCGAAAAACTTACACGTTCGAAGTTGATGCCGACGGCATCGTGAGCGTTTATACGGGACGAAGATACAAGATGGTGGCCCAGATGAACCTTGATCGCGGCCACAGCCAAATATCGGGTGGCCCAAACCCAATGCGCAACCCCAGGAAAGACAGACACCACATTGACTATATTTTTGTTGACAAGAGACATAGGCGCAAAGGCATAGCAACAGCCATGACGGAGATGGCCGAGCATGCCTACGGCGGCCGCGTGGAGCATTCCGCGTCGCTGACTCCGGAAGGGAAAAAATTCCGCGATGCCGACATGCTTCGACGCGGCACACCCGGCGCCCAAAACTTGCTTACTTGGGCGGATCCAGACGGGGAAGGATTCGCATCACGCGGCTCGACCGGCGACGCATTCGGGGAGCCGAATTCGCCGCTCGACAGGGCCGCAGACCTGCTCAGGCTGGGCCGCGGGGCCGGCACGGATTCCGACCTCCCGGACGCGACCATCGGGCGTTTCGGGACTATGGTCACGCCGAAGGACCAGCAGACGCTCGCCCAGAGGCTCGGCCTCACGTGGGAGCAGATCACGGAGCAGTGGGAGAGGAACGCCGGCGAGATCAACCAGCTCGTCGACCGGTTCGTCGCCGACCCGGAGGTCCGCGAGTGGACCAAGTACGGGCTCAAGCTCATCGGCATCGCCGGGTCATTCGCCGGGGCCACGCGCGGAATGGCAGAGCTCATCGGGAAGCTCGAGTTCAACCCCGGATCCGGCGAGCAATCGGGTGTCCAGGACGTGTTCGACATGATCACGCACTTCATAGAGGGCGGGCTGGGCGACGCGCTGATGCTCTACGGCGCGCATTACGCCAACCTGATCGCGACCGAGTTCGCCGCGATGCGCCTCGTCACCCGGCAAAGGGCCAAGAAGATGATCGACGACATAAGGGCCCGCATGGATGGCGCGGGCCAGAAGATCGGGGAGATCTCCGCGGACATGTGGGCCAGGCTGCGCGGGGCATGGGCGAAGACGAGGCCGCTCGCCCCGGTGGCCGCCGTCGGCATGAAGGAGTGGATCATCGCCGGGCCTGGCATGACGCCGGCATGGGCCCGGATGTCCTGGGACGGCTACCAGTCGAAGAGCCGCGTGACCCAGCGGCTGACGCCGTCGGATCCGGGCAGGTGGGGCGAGATCGCGGCGTTGGTCGGCCCGAGCCCGGACATGGTCGACATAGCCTCCTACCGCGCCGGGATCGGCTACGGCGCCCGGCGAATCAAGCCCCTGGACGTCGTGCGGGTGTACCTCTAGCAGGCTCCGCCGGGCGGTCGCTGGCCCACTGAGCGAAGTAATCGACGAGGTAGGCGATGGCGAGCATCATCTCGTCGCGGGTGCAACCGAGCGAGTGCAACGCCTCGTCGCCGGTGAGCCTGCCCATCTTCAGGTCGTCGGCGATGCCCTCGAGCGCGGACCGCGGCGTGGAACCGAGGCCGCCGTAGTTCTCGAGCATCGCGCCGTACAGATCGGCCAAGTGCGGCATCTCCTCGATCACGGGCGACCACCTCATCCGTCGACCACCAGGCCGTCGCGATCCGAATCAGGCGTGTCCGGGTCGGGCAGCGGGAACGACACGACGTTTACGACCTTGTACCCGGCGAAATGCAGCGTCCCGGCGGCGTAATCCGGGTTGAGCGTCCTCAGGCGGCCGCCGACGGACCTCATCAGGATGCCCGGCTCGCCGGTCGCCTCGCAGGTCTTGGCCGCCAGCTTCTCGAACCTCCCGATCGCGCCCTGCAGCGGCCGCACCAACGCCGGGTCGGACGCCTGCACGTAGTAGCGGAGGCCGCCGAACTTCTCCTTTATCTGGAATATCCGGTAGCCCGGGTCGATCGCGGTGAGGGCGGCGTCGCAGGCGATGACCAGCGCGTACCAGCCCTCGTCGACATCGATGTGGTTGGACCACCCGGCGACGAACTTGCCGCGCAGCTTCTCGATGGCCAATTGGACTTCGTTCATGCCGGGCCCTAGGAGATCCTCACGAGTATGGCCACCTGCAGCGCGAGCACGATCAGGGGCACGATCGTCCTCACCAGCTCCATCGTGTGGTTGTACTCGTCGAGCTTCGACTCGAGCCGGTTGCGGCCCCGGAAGTATTCGTTTGGTTTTGGCACTGCCCCTCCTTGGGGATGCCGGGCCGGACGGGTTGAGACGAAATGCCCCGAAGAGGTGGGTGGGGGTTCCATCATCAATGCCGTCCGGCAACCGGGTTAGGTCAGAATGGTTCTTCCTCCGCCCCGACCGACACGGTCCTGCGCTGCTGGCGGGGGGTGGCCGCTTGCGCGCCGGACTTCTCCGCGCCGCCTGGGGCCTGCCCCTTGCGGCGCTGCAAACTCTCGATTGATCTGGCGAGGATGCCGATCTCCTCGGCGACTATCTCGGTCGTCGAGCGCTTCTGTCCCGTTTCCTTGTCGTCCCAGCTTCTCTGCTCGAGACGGCCCTGCACTATGACGCCGATCCCCTTCTCCGCGACCCGCGCGAAGTTCTCGGCGAGGAAGCGCCAGGCGACGACGTTGATGAAGGAAGTCTTCTCCTGCTTGTCCTTGTTCTCGTCGTACCAGACGTAGTTGACCGCCACGCTGAACGACACCTTCGCCGCTCCGCTGGGCAGGAACACGAGTTCCGGGTCCGACGTGATGTTGCCCACCACTGTCGTTGGTGCCAAATTCATAATTATTTCCTTTCGTTAGGCTCTAGTGACGACTAGACTAGCACCCGTGGAAGCGAAATCGGACACCTCATCCGACCTGAAAATAAGGCTCATCGACCACATCGCGGAGCTGCTCAGCGACGTGGAAATGACCGACTCCGACGTCAAGGAGATGGAGGAGAGCGAGATAGTGGAGATGCACGAGCGCAACGTGGATCTGGCCGGATTCATAGTGGGGTCGCTCGGCATATCGGGGGCGACCGCCGAGGCCGAAGGCTACTCGGCGAGGATAAACCCCGTGGATCCCCACGGGTACGTCGACGCCCACCTGTCCGGGCCTCGGTCCCCGACCCCCGAATCAGATGTCGGTGCCGTCCCCGAAATCGTGTGACCTGACCGCATCAAGCATCCCCCAACTACCTCTCAGGCGCTCGATCTGGTATGGGTCGGCATGCTTCAGCGCGAATTGGCGAGCCTCATCCTTGAGCATCGCATAGTTATCGCAAATCTCCCCGTAGTGTTCGCCGTCTTGGTTGGGCACCTCGGTCACGGGCGCGAAGTCCAAGTCAAAGACATCGCCGTAGTCGCCAAAGTAGAACACTTGGTCGCCGTGCCACCTGCCATCGGCCGCCGTGAGCTCACGGGCGAACTGCACCAGCGAACCACGAAACTCGTACTTCGGGTTTGTCGGGTGACCGAACTCGCCAATCTTGTAGCCAAGCCCGATGTCGTGTGGGCTTACATACTCCCTCTTAGTGAGGTTAGCCAATACGAAACCTTGTCCCATGTCCCCTCCTACTTGGAGATTACGGCCGCTACATCCATCGGCGCACAGTAGCCAGTCTTGACTATCGCTTTGGCGATCTGATCGGCAGTCCACCTACCAGAGATACCACGGGCGACGATTTTTCGGATCGCCTCCTGCATGATGTCCTCTGGCTTGCACTCGTGTGGGATTGGCTGTGGGCCAATGTTCATTAAGTAGTTCGGCTTTGTGGTGCAAGGTTTGCCACACTCATCACAAAGTATCTCGCCATAGAAGCTAGTTCGGTTCTTTGCCATGCACCCATCATGCCCGACCGTCATCCACGGGCGCACGGCCCTGGCCGAACGCTTGTTCGCGCGGCGCGCCGAAGGATTCGCATCGGGCATGCTGAATCCATGACAAACGCCGAAAATTACTTCGCCATGTACACCCAAGAAGGCAACGATGAGGTCGCCCGGGTCGCCGAGCAATTTCTCGCCGATTGTTTGATCGTCGCCGAAAGCATCAGTCATGTCGTTCACACATGGGAGCGATACGCCAAGAGCGAGCACCCCGACTTCTGCGCCAAGCACGGCGAGTACTCCGACACGGCGGTCCGTGATGTGCTGTACTCGTTTTTTGCGAAGCGTTTGGGCGAGCGCAAATACACCAATGCCACGCCGGAAAACACGCCGCTACTGCGCTCGTAGGCCATGACAAGAGCGAGCAAGGGGACTCCCGTCGATTACGACATCGACCAGCTCATCTTCCACGCGGGGGAGCGAATGCTCACCATAATCGGCGCGATGCAGCAGCTGGGTCTCACCGGGCTCGCGCACTTCGTCCGCGAGTACCTTGACCCGAGCCTGAACCCGACGCCCGAGGGCAGGGACTTCGACAGGTGGCTCAAGTGGGCGCTGTCGCCGAAGAACTCGGCGGATCGCGAGCACCTGTGGCCCCGAGACCTAGCCGAGGCCTGCCAGATGGCTCTCGCCAAGAACCGCAGGCGATAGCCCGACGGCTTCACGGGTGTTCGTGCGCTTGTGAAACAGGTGTCACGGTCGGCCTTTCAATCGGGTATCATTTAGGTAGTCCCAACCACCAACGCGCCGGCGCTACTAGAACCCGCGTGCCACCACCAGGAGACAACTTGCTTGCCAACCTAAACGGGATATTGCTTTCCATCGGCATCTACCTGCTGGGAGTCGCTATCCCGGTGTCGGACAAGGAGTTCGATCTCAGGGGGCAGACGGCGGTCATCAGGATGGTCGACTCGGCCAAGGTGACGACGACCACCGCGGCAGCCCCGAGCCTTAAATTCAGCCACGGCGACATCTCGTGGCTGCCCGATCTGGCCGCGAAGGCGGGCTGGCCCGAGAACACGTGGGAGAAGTTGGGCCAGATAATCCTGCGCGAGTCGGGCGGTTGCCCGAACCGTCGCGGCGGCGACAAGGTGGACAAGAACTGCGTCATCACCGGCGTCTCCGAGTGGAACCACCGGTCCGACACGGGCCTTCTCCAGATCAACGGCGTCAACTACGACCCGACCCGGAACAAGTGGGCCGCGGTGTGCCGGGAGATGGGCATCTGCACCCAGGAGCCCCTGCTCGACCCGCTCACCAACCTGAAAGCCGGGCGCCTGCTCTACGCCTACGCCGGCTGGGGGCCGTGGGATCCGTGCACCTGGGGGCCGAGATACGCCCACAGGTGCGTCAAGCCTTAGCGCGCCGAAGGATTCGGCCACGGTAAGGTCTTAATCAAGGCAACCGAGGGTGTACCCCTACGTCTGGAAGACCCCGGTTGCCGACTGCGAGGCCGCCATCGGCGCCCAAATCGAAGTAGTCTTGCCGGCATGGCAAAACGCAAGGGAACGGGTGAGCAAAAACGGGACGACGGCAAAAAGACTCGCGAGGAGGTTCTGGAGATGGCGTCGACGGCGATCTCGCAAGCCAGGAACGCCGATTACGGCGAGCCCCAGGACGATTTCGCCTGCACCTCCGAGCTCTGGGAGTCCTACATCATGCGGCTCATACAGACGCGCGGGTGGCCACGCATCATGCCCCACGACGTGTCGGCATTCATGATACTGCTCAAGATTTCCAGGCTGGCCGAGTCGCCGGCGAAGATGGACCACTGGGTCGACATCGCCGGCTACGCGGCGATCGGCGCGGAGTGCGCGAAGGACGCGGAGAGCCGGGGCTGCTGCTAGGAGTCGCCCGCTCCCTGCGGCTCGTCGTGCACCAGCTCGCCCGTCTTGAACCTGATGAGCGACCTCTCGAACTCTAGGAGCAGCATCTGCTCGGTCGCGAGCATGTCCTCGTAGTCCTCGAACAGCCCGGCGTAGTCATCGCCCTCGCGCATTCAGACCACCCTCATGGTGCCGTCGGGCAGGATGGTGTGAATCAGCGCCGATTCCGGCGCGCCCCGCTTGACGAGCTCGGCATTCACGGCGAGCGCCCAATCCGCCTCGCCCTCGCCCGTCTTCTCGCGCATGGCGAGGATACGGTCACGGACCGCCTCGCGATCCATGCTGTCCCCGTCGAACGGGAATGGTGGGTTCGGGTCGGTCACGTGGGCGAGAATCGCCGCGCGTATCTCGTCGGCGGTGGCGAACGGGTAAATGGAGTCCGCGATCGCCTTGTCGTAGAAGGTCTGGCAGTAGTCGGTGAAGTCGTAGAGGTTCATGGGTTCAGAGTAGGGGGGCGGCATCCATCGGCGCACCCTCTATGGCGACGAGCTCGAAATGCCGAGCCACCTCGAGGCCGAACTCCTCTATCAGGTCGCCGTAGGTGAGAACGTTGGCGTCATCCGGGTCGGTGGTGGTCGCGGCGAGGGTTATCGACCGGATCGTCGTGGCCGAGGACAGGTACTTGTTGGGCCGGTAGGTGACGAGGTAGGTTCTCTCGACGACGAACAGGTCGTCCGCCGCAGCTTGGGCGGCGAGCTTGTCGGATGCGTATCGTTTCTTGCGTTTCTTTGCCATACCTCAACTATACGGGCATGAATCCTCGGGCGCGCCGAAGGATTCGGCCGAGCCATACTGTATGCATGAGAGAGACCACATACGCAGACAAGCAGAAGTACGTAACGCGCGACTACGGGTCGTTCGTCGGCAAGAAAATCAAGCTGATCCGCCCGCTCACCGAGGACGAGTGCTCGGGCATGGGCTGGGAGTTCGCCTACGAGGACTACGCCGTGGTCGTCGAATTCACAGACGGCACGGGCTTCATCCCGATGCGCGACCCCGAGGGCAACGGCGCGGGTTTCTTGGGGGCGACGGCGCGAGAGGTCGTCGCCTGATGGACCTCGCGCGACAGATGCGGGACCACGCCGAGGCCACCAAGGCCACGAAGACCGACGCGTGCCGCCGCAACGGCGGACCCACAGATCTGCACCCGATGCTGATATGGGTCGGCGTCGACGGCAAGGCGAACATCGCGCTGATGGAGGCGAAGGGCGGGCCGATGGGCTACCTCCCGCCTGCCCTCTCGCTGGTTTCCCGGCAGAACCCGACGATTGTCATCTACGTGGCCGAATCGTACGGCAAGATCCTGGATCCGAAAACGAGCCTGTCGGAGTTCGAGCAGACCCACGAGCACGGCGCCCTCGCGCGGGAGCACGAGCGGCTCGGGCCGCTGTCCGGCGTGGAGGAGTTGATCGCGCTCAGCGGCTTGGACCTCGCCACGGGCGAGCAGATGCAGGCGGTGTGCCGTTTCGGCTACGACGATTGGGGCATCCCGAAGTTCGAGGAGACCGATATCCAGATGGTCCAGAGGTCGAACATCGGCAGGGCGAGCGTGACCCTGATTTTCGACGCCTTCTATCAGTTCATGGCGAAGATGGGGGCCGAGAAGTCCTGAGGCGGCTCGCCACGCGGCGCCTCACCATCTCCACCACGTCGCCGCCGTCGACCGCCCCGGCGACTATCTCCTCCTTGCGCGATATCGTGCGGTGGATGTCCTCGTCGATGCTGCCGGCGAGCAGCGCGTAGACCACCCGGACCGATCCGCGCTGCCCGATCCGGTGCAGGCGGCTGTAGGTCTGCTGCACGTCGGCCGGGGTCCACGGCATCTCGACGAAAACTATGTCCTGCGCCGCCGTCAGGGTGTGCCCGGTCTTCGCCGCCTCTATGGAGAGCACTATCACGGGGCTCTCCTCGACCGGATTCCCCTGGAACCTGCCCTTGGCGGCCTCGACGTCGGCCGCCGACATGCCTCCCTGTATCTTCAGGCCCCCGTAGCGGGCGGCGATCTCGTCGACGACCTCCCGGTGGTGGGCCGCGACGACCACCTTGCGCCCCGCCGCGACCATTTCGTCGACCAACTCCAGCACGCCCGGCAATTTCGCCTCCGCCGCGAGCCTCCGGAGCACCGAGATGCGCGCGAGCTGCTCCGGCGCGCCCGTCCGGCGGCCATTCTGCTCGAGCCACGCGCCCAGATCGGCCTCCGCGGCCTCGTAGTCCCGTTTCCCGAGCTCCGAGCCATCGAAATACATGGCCGACTCGAACACCGGCGGCAAATCCTCGAGCACCTGGTCCTTCGTGCGCCTTATGTAGCAGGTCGATCGCAGCGTCGAGTTCAATTCCTCGAGGTTCGAGTGGCCGTCGAGCCTCCATTGGCCGAATTTGTCGCGATGGGCGTCGCAGTAGCGCCTGTAGAAGCCCCAGCGGCCACCGAAGTTGTCCAGATGGCCCAGAATGTCGAGCTGGGAGACGTACTCAGCGGGCCTCGAGGCCACCGGCGTGCCCGTGAGGAGCATGATCGGGGCCTCGCCGGATGCCCGGCGGACGATTTTGATCGCCGCCTTCGTCCTCTGCGTGCCGTACGTCTTGAGATAGTGGCTCTCGTCGAACACGTACCCGCCGAATCCGGTCAAATGGGCCTGCCAGGCGGCCAGATTCGGGTATCCGACCACCAGAACGTCGTAAGTCCCGTGTTCCGGGAAGTTTTTCCTGCCGGAAATGACGGCGACGCGCCGCTCCGGGAGCCATTTCGAGTACTCCTTGGCCCAATTCAGGGTCAGATTCGCCGGGCAGACCACCACGATCGGGTAGACCGACCCGGATCTGGACATTTCCTCGACGGCGGCTATGGCCTGGAGCGTCTTTCCGAGCCCCATCTCGTCCGCGATGAAGCATTTCCGGCGGTTGACGGCGTACCTGACGCCGGCTTTCTGGTACGGCATGAGCTGCGGGAACCCGGCGATGGAGATTTCCGCGCCGGTCGAGCGCGATTCGGACAGCGCGACCTCCATTTCGGCCCTAATCCGCTCCGCCTCCTCGACCAATTCGTCCGGGACGTGGATCCGGAAGGCCCTCGACCATGCGATCGACTGTGAGATCGACGAGATCGGCGCCCTCCAGGCCTTGGTTTTCGAGTCGAAAGTGACGCCGGGTATCTTCTTGACCTCGCGGACGCGCACCGGGTCGTACGCGAAGGACAGGTAGATGTAGTCGCCGTCCCTCCTCATGCCGGAGAGCGGGTTCTTGTGGGCCGGAACGTCGAGGACGAGGACCTCGGGGTCGATCGTCAGGCCGATGTCCGCGGCGAATTGCCTCGCCGGGCCGAGGGACGTCATCGGGACGCGCCACGCGCGGTTGACCCTGTCCCATTTCGCGCCGACGATCCTCTTGATCGAGTCGACCTCGTCCCTGTCGAAGGGCCAGCGGAGCAGGAGATGGTCGTCGCTGAGGATCATGCGGCCCTTCTCGGTGGGTTCGCCCATGGTTTTATAGGCTACCATTCATCGCATGGACAGAAAATTCGACACGGAGCCGGCGGCGCCCGGCGAGGACATGGAGATGCTCGAGTCGATCGTGCGCAGCCAGCTGGTGGATCGGGTGCGGGTCCTCGAGGACAGGATAGGCAAGATGGAGAAGCAAATCTCCGACGCCCTCAACGACCCGGCATTCAAGAACCGCGTCGACACCGACAGCGAGTCATGGCAGAAGAACGAGCACGCGCTCGGCCGCATCGCCGGGACGCTCAAATCGATGGGCGAGTGGCCCGACATCGGCGACCTGCGCGCGGTGCGCGAGACCAGAAAACGAGCGGGAGAGAATGACCGGGGGGTTTGACCCGTCACTCCTCGCGCGTCGAGCCCCCGAAGCAACTCAACTCGGCCACAAGGGCCGCGAGTTGCCCGTAGGTCGCGATCGACGAGAGAGCGCCGACCAGCGCCTCGACGGCGTTGTCGCCCCACCTCTCGCGCGCGAGCCGGGCCAGATCGTTTTCGAGATCGACCTTGGACACCGCTAGCTTTTCTTGCCTGAGGCGCGCACGGCGGCCTTGCCGACCAGCGCCTCTGCCTGCTCTTTCGAGCAAAAAATGGTGATCCAGACCTCCCGGCCGCTCTCGCAGATCTGCCTGAGATCTACTGTCCACGTGCCGTCTTCTCGCTCCCCGCTCAGAAGCGAGGCCTCGAGTTCTATCTGATCCTCTTTCCTGAGGTGAACGCTGATGCTTGTGCTCATGTTTTCTCCTTTGCCCCCATACTAGGGGACCCGAATCCGCGGGCGCACGGGGGCGCGCCGAAGGATGACGGCCCCCATAATTGGATCATGACCAAACTCCAGACAGACTACGACACGCACGACTCAACCAACCTCGACGAGGGCTGGGCGGCGACCCGCGAACACGTGGAGGACGCCCTCCTCATCGCGTTCGACGGTTGCCACAAGATCTACCTCGCCATGGACGAGGCCCAGGCGAGGTGGTTCCGGGACAACTACAACGGCGAGGGTTGCGACGACCGCACCTTCGTCGGCTCGCCCGACCAGATGTTCGGCCAGCTCACCGAGTGGTACGAGGAATCTTGCTCGCTCAAATTCATCAACGCCGTGTGGACGAACGAGGACGACCCCAACGCGGGTTTCGTCTCGCTCATCGACCAGGGCGCGGACGACCCGAGGGACGAGTACGAGGACGACGAGGACTACGATGGCTGATTCGCCGTTGTACCACGGCACGCCCGCGGCGTTCCCGAAGCGCACGCGCAAGGTTCACCCCACGCCGACGACGCAGGACACGGGCGGCTACCCGTTGGGTTGGCGCATCGCGCACGCGACCAGCGACATGGCCGAGGCGCAGCGATACGGCGCGGTCGTCTACGAGGTCGCGTTCGACGAGCACACGCAGGAGGGGTACGGCGACACCTGCTATTTCAGCGAGCGCGGGTTCCGCATCGTCAGGCGGGTGCTTTAGGTGACGCTCCAACTTTTGCTGATCTGCCCCGAGTGCGAGCAAAGGCTCACGCCCGAGGAGATGGCCTACGGGCACGACTGCGAGGTATTCGGCGAGAGCGCGCCGACGGATGAGGGGCCGGTAGGTTCTAAGCCATGAGAGAAAACATAGAGAAGGTCACAGGCTGGGTCAAGGCCCACCCCGTAGCGACTGCGGTCCTGGTCGCGCTGTTCGCGCCCGGATTCATTTTCGGGTTCGTGTTCCGAGTCATCGGCCTCATCGGCTGGGGCCGAGTTATCCTCGCCCTGTTTCTGCTCGGCGGCTGGTGTGCGTACAGGTTCGTCAAGTCGCAACTCGACGGGTACAAGCACGTCGCCGACGATGCCATTTCGTTCGCCCGTGAGGTCAAGGACGAGTGGTACAAGTGAGGACCCGAGCGGCACGCGACCTCCGATCCGGGGACAGGCTCAGCATCAACCGGCGCTTCGTGACGGTCGGCTCCGTGTGGCGCCGACCCGCGCGCGCCGACCGCAGGTACATCGAGCTCCTCACTCGCGGGCGCGACCTCGAGGGCACGGTGGTGGTCGAGGCCAAGAATGACGAGGGCCGCACTGTCCGGCACGAGTTTGGCGAGAACGAAGTGGTCAGCATCTACTGAGATGAAACGGAAACTAACGGCACTCACAAGTCGATACTCCAAAGAACTGTGGTTTTGTTTCTACGTAGTCTCGTTTGGTTTGTTCCCGTTGTGGGCATTTATCGACATGAAGTTTGGATTTTTCGCAAAACAAAACGGCGTCGTTGGGGTTTGGGACACGACTGCACTAACTAGCGAGAACATTTTTTCGTGGATACTTGCTCTATTTATGACTGCGTGGTTCGTGTTTATGGCTGGAGTTTTTATGGAGTTGGAGCGTGAATACAACAAGAAGCGACATTGGATACGGGCTGTTCTTTGGGTTATTTTTGCTGTGTTTTTGCTTGGAGCGCGACAACAGGGGATGGATGACTACAACTCTGGATTGCGTTGGAACGAAGTTGATAATGACTGTTCTGACTACATCGGAAACGACATCTGGGTTGGTGACTACGACCCTGACGGGCTGGACCGCGACGGTGACGGCTGGGGCTGTGAAAGTTATGGTGGGTAAAAACGTGAAGTTGGTACGACAACGCCAATAGCTCTCGCCGCCTAGGATGCTCGTCGTGTACGAGCACTACAAATGCGTCTTCTGCGGCTACCCGGTCGATCCGAAGAACGAATCGACCGCAGAGCTCGTCACGGCATGGGTGGTGAAGGCGCGGGTGATCCAGACGGGCGAACGGACTTGGCGGTACGCGCACAAGGTGTGCGTCGAGACGGAGTGGGCCAAGCGGGACGACCCCGGCACTCAGTCCACGCTGTTCTAGGGCGCGCCGAAGGATGACGGCACGGCACGATTGGGGGGTCGTCACGCCCGACGTGTATAAGGTGTGTACGAAAACGGCGACCACGCCCGAGGAGGACAAGGCCGATGGAAGAGAACAAAATAGCGCAACTTGAGTTAGAGATTTCAACAAAAAGCGATTGGTCCACAAACGCATTTGACGAGTGCTTCGGTGCGCTGGGGCCGCAAGACTTCGTGAACATCTACGAACTCGGCGAACTGTATGCAGAGATGGGAATTGACGGGGATGATGCGTTCGCCAAGATCGGCGAACTGACAGGACTCGACCCGACGCTGGAGTTCAAGTTGAGCCCGATATATACCACTAGCCTTCTGGGGCTCTACGACACAATAGGCTATCTCATCGCCGCCGACAGGGAGTTCCAGGCTCTCACGCCCGAACAGAAGTTCAAGCGCGAGCAGACTGCCGATGCATTTCTCGAGATGCAGCAGGAGATACGGGCGAACCCCAAAATCAGGCAAGAGTTCCTCGATGCCGTGCGCAGGATGCACGGGGGGACACCCGATGCGACCTCCCCTAGTGGTAACCTCTAGTCAGATGTTGTGCGAGCAGAATTTTCGCCCCCTCACTAACCTCCTCGAGTCCGGCTACGCCGTGCAGGTCGAGGTGGGCGACCTCGTCGAGGAGGGATCCAACAAGACCGTCGCCTCGATATGGCACGACCAGGCGATGCGCGTGACAGTCACCTCGCCGTCCGGCGATGTCGAGTGTAAGGTGTTCCGCGGGTCGAAGCGTCGGATCCAGGCCAACACATGGATCCGCGACGTGACCTCGGACGCGATCATCTCCGTCTAGCACCGGCGCCGCGCGGACGCGCGCCCGTGCCCGAGACGCGCCAAAAGATTTTTACCCGTATGCTTATCTTATGGGAAAACAAACAACCGACAGCAAGGTGCTCAGCGAATACGCCAAACTTCACGAGGGCGGCGAGGGATACGGGGTTATTTTCGACCTGTATCTCGACGAGCACGAGATATTCGTGATAGCGACGAACCCCGACGCCTACGACGCGGGCTTCTGCGACTTCGTTGTGCTCTGGGGCGACGAAAAGCGGGTCGCCTACGAAAAGTTCACCGAGCTTTCAGGGGCGACGCAACGGCTGGCCGACCTCGTCCTTCTCGACGAGAACGACGCGCTCGACGACGAGCTCGACGAAAAAGCCGCCTCGGCCCACTAGGGGCCAAGCCCCCGGACGGGGTTAGCGGCTTTGCGGCCGGACCCCGAGGTCGTCGTCGCGCTTGAGCAGGGTGAGCCGGTATGTCTGCCTCTCGAGCCACTCGATCCGGTCCCTCAGGGGCCGGAGCATGAGGAGGACGAGGAAAAAATCTAGGACGAGGCCCAGCACGAGGCCGAGCATGAACCACAAAAATTCCATTGTCCCCCCTCGTCGAAATGCCGGGCCCCGCGGGCAAGCCGCATGGCTCCTCCGTGGAGGCGGCCATAAGGAGAGCGGAATTGTCCCGAGACCCGGCACGCCCGAGATGTTATCACGGGCGGCGTGTCGTGCGGGGCGAACCCCTAGTTGACCGCCCAGCACCAGCCGTAGTTCATGATCGCATAGTGGGTCACGCCGTCTACGACGATGGTGGGCATCGCCTCGTCGTCGCCGTCATCGGCGTAGTAGTAGACGACACTGCCATCCTCGTGGATCTTGAGTTCGCCCGTCGGCTCGTCGCTTTGGGAGTTCTGCTCCTCGACGAGCGAGACTATCTTGGCGACCTCGCCGATGGTGAAGTACGGGTTGGCGTACCCGTTCCAAGTGTCGGCTGGGTTGTGGATGCCGGCGAAGCTGCCCTCGCCGGCGAGGTTGAATGTGGCTTGCTCGTAATTGGTCATAAACCCATTGTGCTCGGCGGGCATTCTTCGGCGCACCCTCGGGCCCGCCGCGCTGGCCGCTACTTCTTGCCGGAGATGAGGAAGAGGATTACCGCGCCGACGCCGGCGACGCCGACGACCGCCGTCGCGTAGCCGAACAGCTCCCAGGCGGTCAACTTAGTCCGCCCGCTCGAGTGTCTCCACAGCGAGGTCGTCCGGGTTGAGCTTGGCGACGTTGCAGAAGAACTCGTGCTTGGCCAGCGCCTCTATCGTCGCGGGGCCGTGGTCCTCGGAGGCGTCGATCTCGACCACCACGAGGCACGAGACCACGCACTCGACCTTCATTGAGCCGCCCCAACGTTCCCGGCGACGACCGACCACTTGGGCTCGGTCAGATCGTGGTTCTCGTCGTACCAGCCGTCGTCCCCGTGCGCGAGTTCGCGCACCCAAAAATGCTGCTTGCTGAGGGTGGTCGCCACGATTACGTAGTCGGCGACCCCGCCCCGGAACTTGAGGCGAACTATGTCGCCCTCCCTCAGGGCCAACCTGTCCCTGTCGGTTATCACGATTTCACCTCGACTTCGGCGACGCTCAGCACGAGGTAGTCCACCTGCTCGGCGGCCTCGCGGTCGGCGTCGTCGTAGGCGCCCGCGAGTTCCTGTATGAATGCCTCGGCGTCCCATTCGCCCGGAATGCTGAAGCTTACGGTGAGTTCTTTGCGTGTTTCCATACTTACGGCTTCGCCAAGACTTCCGTGATGCTTGTGATGACCAAAGGGTCCATTCGCTCGGTGGCCTCGGTGTCCACGAGACGTCGAAATTCCCTCATAAACGTTTCAGCATTCCAATCGGCCGGGACGCTGAAGGTTGCGGTGAGTTCTTTGCGTGTTGTCATACCACAAGTGTACGCCCCCTCATCCCTCGGCGCACGGCCCGTGCGCCCGTGGATTAGGGGTGGCTATGGTGAGGGCATGGGAAAAAACAAAGTGAGAACAAACGGATACTTCATCCCGGCCACGGGCGAGATCCGAAGGCACGAGCAAGATCGGATGACCGAGGTCGGCGAACTCGTCGGCGCACGGACGGGCCTGTTCGATGTCGTCCGCAGCGAGATTGACGGCAAGGCTGTCCTCTTGTGGGTGGACGACACGGGCCTCATCGACGGGCGGCCAATCAACCCGTTCGCATCCATCGTGGCGCAACGACCCCTGTACGGCGACGTGTTCGTCACGGGCGACGAGGACTACGATGGTTGGGTCTTGGACCTCGATTTTGACTCCTTTGACATCTTCCTGATGGCCGTCAAGTGTCTGATCGCCGCCGAGCCCTGAGACAACGAAGGGGTGCGCCCGAGGATTTCGGCCGCGCATAATAAAACCGTACCCAAAGGAGGGGACATGGACGCAGTAAGCAGAGAACTCGCGGACAAGGTGTCCGAGGAGATCCGGTCCGCCGCTATGGCGGTGCTCGCTAAGCACGGCCTCAAGGCGACCAAGATGAACACGAAGTACGGCGATTCGTTCGGCCTGAACATAACGGCGGTCGCCACGAAACTCGACGAGAACGGCGTGAACCTCAACTCGGCAGAGGCCATCCTCTACGAGCGATACGGCCACTACGGCTTGGTGAACGGCGCGACCATGAAGCTCACGGCGAAACTCGGCGTGAAGTTTGACTCGGGAGGCCGCAAGTTCGTGTTCTCGGGCGTCCGCGCGCGAGGCAAGAACAGAATCCTCGCCAAGTGCGAGCAGGACAGCAAGGACTACGTGTTCGCCGACACCCTGATCCCGACCCTGAACAAGGCAAAGTAGGGGATCGTGCCGAACAACAAGAGCAGGGCCGCCTACCACCGGGACTACAGGCGCTCGAAAAAACAAAAGAAAGGGCCGAGGGTCTGCGCGTGGGAGGGCTGCACCACCGTGCTCAACTCCTACAACTTCAATGAGTGCTGCCACGCCCACAAACTCGACTACGCCATCAAGTACGGGGTCAAAGTCTCGCTGGGCGAAACAGTATGACCCCCGCACCGGTGCGCCGATGGATTCTGGCCGGATATCGTTCCGGTATGGACAAATACCTTAAGTACGCACTGACCACATCGCTGGCCAGCACCGGCGCGATCACCGCCGGCGCCTTCGTCATCGAGAGCAACCTACTTCTCGCCGCTTGGGGGGCCGTAATACTCGTGTCGCATTTCGCGGCACTCGTGGTGCTCGCCGCGCGCGAGCTCGCCGCCGAGTTCGGGGTTCGCCCCGGCGCGCAATGACCGCCTACATCGTCCACCTGGGGACGGGAACGATACTCATGGCGAATGACGGCGTGGTCGTCATCGACACGGACGACCTGACCGACGAGGAGCGCGAGGCGCTGGGCGACGAGATGACCTGGGACACAGACTTCACGGACATGGCCGAGCAGAAGGGCACGGACATCATGAGGGTGATCGGCCACTACACGGGCCAGCGCAAGTGAGCGCCGGGCTATAATCTCATGGTGAGCAGTGAAGTTTCGACGGCGAAGTCGCAGCCGGAGGTCGACCTTGAGTTCTACAGACTCAGGATACTTGAGTTGGTCGATGAGGGCCTGGCGTCGGCCTCGGGGTGCGAGGTCATGCCGGCGTCCAAGGTGCAGGACCTGCTGCTCGACATAAGGCTGGCCCTCTCTATCTGACGATCAGGATTATCGCCGCTATCACGGCCGCGGCGATGCTCAGGGCCACAAGAAGGTTGTCACCCGCATCTCTCATAGACCTCACCCCCGTCCGTCACCAGCATCTCGCACTCGTCCGATTTGGGGAGGTGGATTACCCTGCCGACCTCGAGGGGCATCCCGTAGGTCATCACGAGGTCGTCGGCGACCATCGCGATGTTGCCGTCGCAGAACCTCTCGGCGTAGCCCCAGTAGTCGTCGCCCGGCACGGCCACGATCGAGACGGCGGGGCAGGTGTAGCCCTGGACCTCCTCGATCCGGTGGGATATCGCCCAGAGGGCGGCCGAGGAGACGGCCGCGACGAGGATGAATTTCCGCAGGCGCATCAGAGGCTGGCCCCCCGGCGCTCGGGCTGCTCGCGCAACTTCCTGATGACCGACATGGCCATCGCGCGGGTCATCTCGTAGCGGTAGTTCAGGTAGTCGTCGATGATGCTCATGAGTGCGCTCGACAGGCGGGCCGTGTCGCGCGAGAGCACCAGACGGCGCATCTCCCGGCGGCAGTAATCGCCGAAATCTTCCATGCTTGTATTGTACCTAGGCAACATCCGCGGGCGCGTCGTTTCTGGACACCTGAACCTCGTACTGCTCGCCATCTTCATAGGGTACGTCGCACACGAAGTACCCGATCCGGTTCACGATCCGGTAGTCGTCAACGATGTAGGTCCCATCGTGGCCGTCGACGTAGGTCCAGACCCGGCGCTTTGGGTTCCCATTGAAGACCTTGCGAACGTAATCGAGCTCTTCGCCGTACGTCTCGAACATCAGCCCGCCCTCGCCGTTGTCGAACGATGCGAACTCGTCGAGGTGGTTCACCCTCGGCTTGAAAACCTCGAGCCACTGCTCGAATGGCATCTTCTTAATCACGGGCGACCTCGCCCTCGACCCCATCGACCCTGAAGGTCGCGCGTATCCGTTCGCCCTCCTCATCCTCAACGAACGGGTCCTCGATCTGGGTGAACACGGCGTGCATCAGGCAGTCCCTCTCGTGCTCGGTCAGTTCTCTGTCGGTGTTGAACTTCAGCGTGATGGTGTATTTGTCCACGCCTCCACCATACTTGTCGGTCATCCTCCGGCGCGCTCTATCTTCAGCGAGGCGAGCCGGGCCGCCTCTATGAGTTGGCAGACCATCTCGACGCACTCCCAGTCGTTCGCATCCTGCCCGTCGATGTCCTTGACGGCGAGGATGCCGTCGAGGGTGAACCCTGCTAGACCGGACTCGATCTCCTCGGCCATCGGCGTGTCCAGCTCCAACCCGCTCTGGTAGGCGAGGAGGGGCCGCAGCCAGACCTCCTGCCATTTCTCTGCCGAAATTTTCATGCTCCAGCTCCTTTTGGTACGGCTAGACCAACTCTATCCGGGTCGTGTAGTCGTGCCAATACTTGCCGTCGAGTTTGCCGCGAACGACATCGTAAGCCCAGTATTGGGCGCTCTGATAGCTGCCGTACTCGCCGACGACCGACGAGGCGAGTTCCGACAGTGCCTGTCCGTCGGCCTTGCCCCAGTGCTTCGTCACGAGGAATTTTCCGTTCGCCCGGAGTTCGATCCTCACGATGTATTGCTTCAGGCCGCCCTGACGGCCACGAGTGCCGTCGCTGGTGGCGAGGAGTCGCGATACGGAAAGCGCCCCGTGCTTGTAGGTGTCGTGGTCTTGCGAGTGAGTGAGTGTGTTTGTCATATCCTCAGTATGTCGGCCCGTCATCCGTCGGCGCACCCTCGAACGCGCCGAAGGATTCTCGCCCCTACGCTTGTGGTATGGACAACACCACTTTCACCCCGTATCGAATTCGTCTTTCTTACACGGACGACCCGTACACCGATCTACGTCAAGGCGACGAGGGAACCGTCGTCGCCGAACGTGTAGACCCGTGGGGCGACCTCAACATTTCCGTGGAGTGGGATAACGGCAGTTCCCTCAAACTTATTGGTGGCCGCGACCGGTGGCAGGTAATTTGATGGCAGACAACAGGCTTGCCGACCTCAAAGAGGAACAGTGCGAGCACCCGATCGAGGACTGGGAGCACGACTACGACCCGGACTCGATCCTCGGCGACGCCTACTACTGTGGGCACTGCGGCGAGTTGATGCAGGTCGGCTAGGTGCGCCGAAGGATGAGGGCGACCTAGATTGTAGGCATGGAAACAAAGCACCCCGAAATCAACATCCCCTTGGTCGGAGAGGACGGCAACGCCTTCTCGATCCTCGGCCGCGTCAAGCGCATCATGCGACGCGCCGGGCTGCCCGAATCCGAGTGGCAGGCGTTTCGCGACGAGGCGACCTCGGGCAACTACGACCACCTGCTCATGACCGTCATGCGATGGTTCGAGGTGGACAAGGATCTCGACGAGGACTACGAGGACGAGGACTACGAATGAACATCGTCCTAGCCGTCGCCATCGCCGCCTTCGCGGCCACCTTCGCGCTCCTCATCAAGGAGACCGCCGATCAGGACGGGCGCGAGCTCGCCCGTCGCCGGCACCCGTCTAGGGCGCGATGATGGTGGGCACGAGGATGACCGAGACGCAGGTCGAGGAGCACCACCGCAAGATCTGGCGCGAGGCCGCCGAGAGGTTCGGGGGCTACAGCGCGATCCCGCGCGACGTCGAGCTCGAGATGAGCGAGGAGGTCCGGGCGATGTACTGCATCGCCGGCTGGGACCGAGTCGGCACGATGAGGGCGCTCCTCGCGTACCACAACGTGATGCCGACCGTCGTCGAGAAACTTGTCGGGGCCGCCGAGCCCGAGGCCGACACGGTGCGCCGGAAGGACCGATACGCGAAGCTCGTGTCCCTCTCGAGCGGCAACATCTACGGGGAGTTCTCCACGAAGGACCTGACGGATGCGTCGGGGTTGTCCGCCGGCGCGATAGCGAACTGGGCCAAGACGACCGGGCACTTCAGGCCGATCGGGCGCGGCAAGTGGGAGGCGCGCAACCCGAAGGACGACAGGCGGAGCGACAGGGGAGCGTCCTAGCCGGGCCTCAGGGTTCGACGTCTAGGTCGCCGGCGAGCCCGAGATCGTCTGCATCGTCGTCGAGGTAGCGGTTCATACGCCTCTCCTTGTAGGCCAGATCGAGCCTCGTCAGCACGCCGGTGTCGACGAAGAAGGCGCGGCCGTCGTCGAGGAGCCTCAGGTGGCCGTTGCGCAGGAGCCCGCTTATGCATCTGTCCACATCGCACCTCTTGTACTGGTGGTTCGAGAAAAGCATGTAGTCGCCGGACGTGAAGCCGTCGCCCCGGCGCGACCTGAACTTCGCGTAGTTGAGTATTTTGTAGCCGATCCCCCCGTAGGCGACGCGGTTGATTGTCGAGTATCCCATGTCGCTCATCCTATCGGTGGTAATATGTGGCGATGGGCAAGGCCAACAACCGGATTCGCAAGCCCGACACCGAGTTGGTGGACCTCACCTACGACGAACTCGAGACGGCGCTCGTGGCCCTCTCCATCCGGCAGGAGGAGCTGCGCGAGATGCGCACGCCCAGGGACAACCAAGAGCTCGAGCTCATCTGGTACGTGAGCGACAAGATGGACGGCGCGCAGCGCAGGCTGGAATCCCGCATGACCGACCAGATGTCGAACTGGCTCAGGTCGATCGAGCGCGAGACGAAGAGCGGCGGGGAATCCGCAAGCCGCAAGAGACACCCGGCGAAGAAGGCCAAGCGCAAGCGGCGCGGCCTGCTCGAGCGGCTGTCCCGGATCTCGCGCCTCTAGCCCCGCCCCCTGCCGGCCGACGCGATACGGGACTGCATGCGCCGGTCGTCGTCGTGCTCCATCAGCGTCACCACCGAGTAGCCGAGCCGCCGGAGCCGGTCGGATGCCCGGCGATCCCTGCGGCGGTTGCGCTCGACCTTCGCGACCCACCACGCCCGGTTGCGCTTGGGCGGCCTGAAGCACCTCGGGCAGCCGTGCCAGAAGCACCCGTTCACGAACACCGCGACGCGGCGATCGGGCAGGAGAAGATCGGGACTGCCCGGCAACCCCTTGGTCCTCGTGGTGAAACGGATCTTGGCCCTCCTCGCCGCCCGGCGAGCCCTCAATTCCGGCCCCGTGCCCCTGGTTTTGACCCGGCGCATCCTCTCGGACGTGGCCGGGTCGGGGGGCGTGGTTTTCGGATTGACGGTGGTGGATGAGGCCCTGACTAGATGACCTCTCTCGAGTTGATCCTGTCGGCGTGGTCGCGCATCCTCTCGTACTTGCGGTAGCGGGTCCTCGCGTCCTTCGCGTCGCTCGAGGCCCTCTTGGCCGCCGCCTGACGCCTCTTGGCGTGCTCGGCCTTCGCCTCGGCCCTCTGCATGATCTGCTCGCGCTTGCTCGCCTGCTGGGCGATGTGCTCCTTGCGCCACCTGACGACGTCGGCCACGCTGTAGATGAAGCTGAGGCCGCCCACCTTGCCGGAGACTATGGCGACCGGCTGCGGCGGGTTGGCCGAGCTGGTCCTGAGGCCGTTGTTGAGCCTCATGACCTTAGTCGCGGGGTTGCCGTGCATCAGCGCGCCGGCCATCTCGCCGATCGTCGCCGTGCCCTTCGGGTGGTCGCCGTATTGGTAGACGGGCCACATCTGTACTTTTGATATTTTCTTTTTCACTTTAATCCCTCCTTTGGGATACTTGAATGCTACCGCCCGCACTCGCGAGCGGCAACCCGGTCACCAAGACGCGTGGTACTCGAACTCCCACTCGTCGGGCATGGCGAGGGCTCGGTCCAAGATCCCTACAGTCTCCTTCAGGCTCTCGAAGTAGTACTCGTCGTATTCCGTGCCGCCGAAGAAGAACCCCTCTTGGGTCGGCAACAGCTCCTCGGCGTCCTTCGTGTTGGCGATGACCTTCTCGCACACTTCCTTCAGTTCCTGCAGTTGCTCCCGCGAGACGTAGGCGGTGCGGCAATCGTCCTCGCCGCCCTGGCAATTGTCCACGAACCATGAGTGGATCGCGTTCACCTTGCGCCAATAGCCGACGCTGACCTCGACGTAGATGAACGGCAGTTCCACCGCATCGAGGACCGTCGCGACGCCCGACGACTGCTTGAGGCGGCCGAACTCGGCCTTCTCGCTCTCCGGGCGCCAATCGGCGTTCGAGTGGTACTTCTTGGCCGTAAGATACATGTCTAATCCCATAACTAATTCTCCTTTTGTAGTTGCTATTAACTTATCGGGCCTGAATCTGTCGGCGCATCACTTCGCCGCCGCCGATGCGTCGGCGAGCTCGGCATCGGTGAGATAGACGTAGGTGTTCTCGCCGGTGGCGAGGTTCTCGTGGAACACGATCCAGGTGCCGTCGATGGCCCTCTTGGGCCTGCCGGTGAGGCCGCACGGCTCGCCGTCGATGAGCACGATGGTGCCGCGCTTCATCTTGTCGGGCTTCATTCGTCGTCCTCGCCCTCGCCAGCGAACTGCGAGACCAACTGGACGAAGCCAGCGTTCGGGTCTTGCTCGTTGTGCCAGACGGCCTGAACGAAGCGGAGCGGGCAGGAAGCGTCCCACCAGCCGTCGATGATCTCGTCGAGCTCGTCGGGCGACTTGCCGCCCTCCGTGAAGCGTCCCTCGACGACGTCGGGCGCGTAGCTCTCCCGGAAGAAGTCGGCCTCGGTCTGATCCATCGCGAGGTAGATCTTGTGGCAGGTATCCCAAGCGATGAGGACCGCGTCCTCGAGGTACTCGGTGACGGCGGCGAAGCCCTCCGTCAAGTTGTCGGGGTCGTGGGGTGCGTAGTCGTTTTGTGTTTTCATGGCGATATCAGAGTACCTACCGTTAATCCTTCGGCGCAGGTTCGCCCTCCGCCGCCTCGCGACGCTTCTGGCACTCGCGCATCTCTTTGTGCAGCGAGTCGTAGAGGCACTCGCGCCACACTTCCCATAGGTAGTCGTCGTTCATCATGGACCAAGCGAGCCGCTCGTACTCCTCCTCGCTCGCGCCGCCCCACCACGAAGCTTCCTCGTGGTCCGGGTGCAGCGCCAAGATCTCGGCGACCTCGTTCCTCAGGTCGGCGGGGGTCATGCTGATGATGAACCGGTTGTCGAACAGTTGCCGAAACTTGTCGCCGGCCAACAGCTTTCCGATCTCCCCCTCGGCGAGCTCGTCGCCGCTTATCAGCTCGTCTGGCGAGCCGTAGAAGACGTCGGCCCGCTCGTGGAACTCCTCGCACATGAGCATCTGCACCTGCTCAAAGAGGTCCTCGCCGTCCAGGTCTGGGTCGGTGATAGAGAATGTCATAACGATCTGTTTTTCCATACCGTCAGTATGCAGGACCGTAATCCATCGGCGCGCCTCGGGGGTGCGCCGAAGGATGAGGGGCCGACATACTTAGGGTCGGAGGTAAAAATGAACATCAACATAGCGGAAATCAACTCGGCGGCCATAGAGTCGCTGAGGTTCGAGGCAGTCGGAGCAAGGTACGACGACCTCGACACGGCGGGCACGCTCGTCGTGACATTCAAGAGTGGCGGCTCATACGCCTACCACAACGTCAAGGTATCCACGATGCGCGAGGTCTTGTCGGCCGAGAGCATCGGGTCGGCTATCGCCCGGATAATTCGACCTGCCCACTCGTTCACCAAAATTGCTGGTGGCGAGGTCGGCGCGCCGAAGGATTCGTCGGTCGTAGCCTGACGCCATGACCACAACGCAACTTGAGTTCGGGCTAGTGCTGGGTTGCTCCAGCAACGGCAAGTACCTGCAAGTCTTCGAGAGCGCGGACGGACGGCTCAAGGTCGTCCTCCGCGATCTCGACAAGAACAAGACCATCGCATCCAAGACATTCCGCGACTGCGAGACGCAGCACTACGACAGCGAGCGTTGGCTCAACGACAAGATCGGCTGGCCCAACGACTTCGCTGGGCTCCTCTCCGGGAGATCGTGGGACCGCGCATGAGCGACAACTTCACCGTTAAGTTCGCCGGCGACTACGTCACGCTGCAGACCCACGTCGAGGCCGACGACGACGAGCAGGCGATCGACGTCGCCGTCAAACAGATACTCGATTACTACGGCTGGGACCTGGGCAAGTTCGAGGCTGAGGCCGAGCTGGAGAGCGAGTTCTAGCCCGGTGCGCCGATGGATTCGCCATCGGTACATTGAAATCATCAACGCCTAAGGAGGCACACATGGGAGACAGATACTGCGTCGGGTTCACGGGCTTCGACGAAACAGACAACGCGGAGCGAAGGGTGTGGCTCTACTCGCATTGGGGCGGCTCCGACCGTCACGGCGAGATCGGGCG